CAAAACCCTGCCCCCCCCCTGTTTTTTTTTTTTTTTTTAAAAAAAAGAGGGGAGGAAAAAGGAGAGGAAGACCCCCCTTGCCATTTTGCCTACTTTGGTGGATATATTCGCTCCCGAGCCTCTTGTATGTCTTTTGGTTCTTCGTTGGTCGGATATATTTCTCTATCCATTTGGATATTTTTTTGTAGGCACTCCCTATATTGTCCTTTCGTGACACCGCAAAACATCATCATCATATCATCGTTGGCTGAAGCATCAGCATATATTTCTTCGGGAGTTCTGCCTGTACCTTCGCAAATCCTCATCACGAATCGCCCGTTCTGGAAAGGATTGTAGGCACTATGCGAAGATTCGGAGCCTCCGCAAAGAGCATTTATGCGGATTGGAAATTCATTTTCCATAAACTTAAAAACGGAACTGACAAATTTGTGTTCCCTGCTTCTCTCTGCGAGATAGTTTGAAACGACCTCCCTGACCTTATCCTTTCCGTATTTTCCGATAGCCTCTGCGACCATTTCGGCTGCATCCCGCCTAAATGGGAGTTTGGTTATCTCTCCATTGTGTCCAATGTTTTCGGTTGGATAACCTTCGAGAACCTCCGCAACCTCTGGGAGAACATTCACGACCTCCTTCTTTTTCGGTTCAATCTTGACGGGTTCGGTCTTTGGTTCTTCCGCTTTTGAGGTCGCAGAATCCGATGGTATTCCATCTTGTTTTGTCTGCGGTTCGTCAGGGAGTTTTAGAGGCGACATCTCCTTTGCCATCCTTTCGTGATATTCACGAATCCTTTTTATCGCAGAAGCCTTCATCCACCCGAAACCAATATCATCGAGAGCCTTGAAATCTACTGCGTACCAAGTGGTCTTATCCTTCTCCATCTTGTTATACCTTCCAGTGATTACGACCTTATCCTCGGTCAATTTCCGCAAGGAAGTCCTTACCGATTGAGTCGTAGTACCAACACCAAGCGAGTCCGCTATCTTTGCAAGCGAATTGTAAGTCCAATACTGACCATCGCGGTAGTTTGTTTTCTTGTATTCATTCGTAGTAACCCAGAACACAAGAAGGTCGAGAAGGTGGGCGGTAGAGTATCCGTACCGCCTAACAACTTGCTTGTCGAGAACAATGATGCTCTCGGACGCTTCGTATGAATCTGTCATTTCCTTTGTTTTATGTAGCCTTTGTATCCGTTCTTAAAAAAGAAGAAGGGAAAGAGAACAAAGGAAAACTCCTTGTCAGCAGGATAGCTAATCTTGCCTATCCCTTCGATGCAAAGGTAAACAATATTTCATATCTGCAATAAGAAAGTTGCGTATCACTCGAAAAAAGTTGCACCCCCGCCAGAGGTGTGTAGAAAGCCGTGTCAATCTATCACAACATTTCATCACGGACTTGTGATAAATCATCACGGACTTGTGACAAATTATCACAAGTCGTGTCAAAGTATCACACCATTACCATCTATATACATCGGATTTATTCTTACTTTCATACGAGAATGTTTCATTTCATCAAGAAAGTTAAATATCTTATGGTATGTAAAGTAAGTTAAGTATGGTAAGGGTAAGAGTTAGATGAATAGGGGGAATTACAAAAAGGGGGGGGATTGTCAGGATTGTTTCTCCTGAACCCACTTGTCGAGCAGAATCTGGATGGTGCGTTCCTTCTCCTCAAGCAGTGACCGAAGAAGCTCGTTCTCCCGTTTGAGTGCATCCTTGTATGCGACCTTCGGGGCAGGTCTGCCTCCGAGCATCGTGGTGTCCCATCCCTTATCGTTGGAAAGAATCTTGTCGAGATTTTTCTTTGAAAGTTTCTCCCTGCCGTTGACAATCTTGCTGACCATCGGTGCGCCTATGCCGAGATACTCGCAGAGGTCAACCTGACGGAGATGATTTGCAAAGAGAAATTCTTGTAGCGGTGTCATTTCAATTCTATGGCTATAAACAAAGCCTACAATCGGCTTATAGGGTGCGAGTGGTATAATGTATCAACTTTGTCCTTAATAGTGGCTAAAATCGCCTTATTTTGCCACGGCGCAGATTGCGGTCACGATAACGGCAATAACAACGAAGGCTGCGAGTATGATGATGATTGCAATCGTAGGGTCATTCTTCTGCTCCTGCTCCTTCTCAAATTCGGGCGTGTGGAGTATGACCTTCTCCTGCCTGTCCCTTTCAAGGCTCTGCTCCAGGATGGTCTTGTTCCTCTGCTCTATAATCCTCGCCTCCCTCATTTCCCTTTGGAACTCCCTTCTCCTTTGGTGGTCAAGGTAGTCCTCGTAGGTGAACTTGCGCTGGCAAGCCATACAGTAGAACATTATGTCCTTGCTCTTGTGGGTTCCGGCAAGGAGTCCGAGGGGTCCGAGCAGGACACCGCCCACCGCAGCCTTTCCGAGTGAAAAGCCTTTCTGCGTGGTGGAGATAAGTTTGCTGCCGCAGTACGGGCAGGAGATTTCGTCATTGTCCATTCTTCAAAAGTATTTGGATTGTCCTTTCAAGTTCCGCGATCCGCCTGTCCTTCTCCTCGCAGAGTTTCTTCCAAAGCTCCGCATCCCCGTTGTTGTTCTGGAAATTGTGGCAGTTGTCCCCGTTGTTCGTCTGCCCTGACGGGGAAAGAAGCATATTGCCCCTGCCCGTTATGAGCCAGTTCAGGTTAAGGTCGGGACATTTGTCGGAAATTTTATACAGTACCTCGGTTGACGGTCCCTTGATTTTGATTGAACCTACCGTCCCGTTGGTGACTCCGCACATCTCCTCGAATTTCCTCACGCTGAAGCCATATTGGTATTCTATGAACTCCAGAAGGCGTTTTTTGAAATCGTCCATCTTGTGATTCTGCACCCCTTCAAAAAATTAATTAAAATTTCCTACAAAAATACTTGCAAGTGTAGAAAATTCTCTATACCTTCGCCTTCGACTTGTTTGAGAAACGGCATTTGGGGGTATAACAATGCCCTTACCCACAAGAGGGGCTTTTGAAAAAAACGCTAATTAAAACAAAAGTATAAAAGAGTTTTGGAAATTCCAAATGCCGTTTCAAAATAAGTCGCTCGCCAGCAGACCGAGGTATGGTAGTCTGAGCAGAAGTGAAACTGCGTGACTGGTCGCAGTGACCGAGAGGTGTTGAAAGCGGACTATATGTCCTGAAGTTCAGGGAGCGATACCCGACCGTGCCGAAAGGCTATACCCTCCACGAAACAATAAAACCGTTTAATGCTACCTATGTAACAATGTTACAATGTTGCATAGTCCGTTCCAAGTCGGGACAAAAGCAGAGCGACGAATCGGATTGTAGCACAACGGTAGTGCAACCTTCATAGAGGGATGATGGTGGTTCGAGTCCACCTTTTCCGACAAAAGTCCAGCGATGGATTCTTTTGCACAAACACACACTATTCGTCTATTGGGGAGCCAGCCGTGAGGTTCACTCCCCTTCTTCACAAACAGAATGCACACTTTGCATTAGTTATTAGTATTACACGGGATTTATGTACGGGAGTCGGCAGTGATGTCCACTCCCTTTCTTATGACGGATGCCCTTCTGTGGGGCTGTTTGTTCATACTTTATGTGGTTTTAGTTTAGGTTTTAACTTTCTGGGAGTCGGCAGTGATGCTCACTCCCTTTTTAATTGACAATCAAACATAACGCTATATGAAAGGAGAATTAATCAAGCAGTTAAACGAGTATGCCGAGAGGCATAAGTGGAAGCAGTTCCTACGAGGGATTCCCGTTGGGGAGTCTTTCTGCCTGAATTACGGGACGGTTCAGGAACTCAACTCCCTCCGTGCGGTAGCCGCGATGCTCAACTCGAAGGGGCAGGACGAGGGAAGGTACTCATTCTCTGGTTTCGACTACGAGCATAATCTCGTGGTCGTGACGGTAAAGGAAATTGAAAATGGAAATCAAAGGTAAAGTTCACTGCTTCTTTGAGCAATCGGGGACTTTCAAAAACGAGTTTATCAAGTTGGGTATCCCTGCGGAGGACTATGATATTCAAGACAATTTTGGACAGACCGACCACAAGATAGACTTGTTTCACGAAATCGAAGAAGCATATAGGGGGGGGCAAAGTATCTTTGATTCAATCACTTGCGATGATTTGATTATGGCTTTCTTTCCGTGCATATATTTCTCTTGTGTCAGCCAAATGGCCTTCCGTTTTTCGTGTGTGAATTATCGCAAATTATCGTTCCGCGAGAAGACCGAGGCCGTTATTAAGAGGACGGAGAATCGGGAGAGGTTCTATAAACTCGCTATTATGATGTTTTGCGTAGCGGAGCAACGCAGATTAAGATTGGTTATGGAGAACCCCTGGAGTGAAGATACCTACCTGAAAGCCAATTTTATATTACCGCCTTCTTTGGTTGATAGTAATAGAATGATACGGGGGGATTATAGAGTAAAGCCTACTGCCTATTGGTTCTTGGGATGCACCCCAACACACGGGCTGACAGAACAGAATGATAAGGAAAAGAAAACACATATGACAAGTAAGGGAAGCGGACAATCGGGGCTTTGTTCCGAAGAACGCTCAATGATTTCCCCCGACTATGCCCGCAATTTCATCTGCGATTTCATTCTTGGAAAGGAACAGACAAACACACAACTGACATTATTCTAATGGCAACACTTGACGAAATCAACCGCAAACTTGACCGCCTCCTCGAACTCCTCGACGGGGACATCATACTCACGCAGTCGCAGGCGGCTCAACTCCTCGGATGCACCACGCACACCATCCACAACCGAGAGAAGAAAGGACTCATAAAGAAAGTCTGCGTCAACGGACACTGCGGATACTCACGAAACCAATTACTCAAGACAATATGACACAAGTAAAGCACAAGACGCTCAAGACTCCGTGGCCTTCAGGCACGGACAAGATTCAGTGGATTCAGAACCTTCTCGACCGAAAGCAGCCTTTCGCACTCGTGAAGTCCAAGACAAGGTTCCTCGATATGGAAAACTGGGAATACTGCATCGCACTGCTCCAGACCTACGACAATGCCGAGGACGCGCTCACGCTCTCACTCAAAAAGGAAGAGTTCAAGGAACTTATCCGAGAGTTCAATTTCGTTCAGTTGTTCCGTTCCGAGGACGGGTACATCTACGGACACGACAACCGACTCCGCGACCTCAAACGGGAACTCAACTCGCAGGTTTCGCAGATTGACGACTGGATAGGTTTCTTCGAGGACGAAGCCGAGGACAAGAACCTCAACGAAGCGGAGAAAATCATCGCACGGAAGACAAAGGCTTTCATCGCGCAGAAGCGGACGGAGATGAAGGATGCCATCGAGGAAGCCTTCTACAAGCAGAACAAGATTATCGTATGGGAGTTCTACACCCCGAAGGATAAAGACGAGGACTAACCGCCCGAAAGGGCATCTAATACTTTTTTAATTATGGTAGAAAAAATCAAAGCACTCTGCGAGGCGTTCAATGCGGACGCTGAAAAGGCAGAAGGCGGCAACAAGGCCGCAGGAGCAAGGGCAAGGAAAGCCTCGCTCGAACTTACCAAACTGTTCAAGGAGTTCCGCAAGGTATCCCTGACCTGGGGCAAGTAATCCAATCGGGGCGGTCAGCAAGCAATCAACACAGAAACAGTGTGCCGCCCCACAATACATCCCGTCGGAATATTTGGTCGGCAAAGGCTCGTGGATAACGGTTAATAATCAAGTGCATATAATCACTGTCACGGGTCGCGGAGGTTCGAGTCCCTTCACGGGGTGCGAGATAAATCACAGCGTATGAAAAGGATTTTTGAAAGATTTTACGAATGGCATCAGAGGATATGGTCTGACGATAGGCAGATGTGTACGATCCTCTGCATAGCCACTGTTTTCACCCTTGCCGCAGGATTCGGCAATCACGGGTGGTGGTTATTCACTCCAGTCTTCGGGCTTGCCGCATTGTGCTTCAAGCCGTAGCAGTGGGGGCGCACGGCAGGGCGAGGGTACAAGCGGGGGTGTCCTGCGTTACACACCGTCTAGGGTAGGGAATGAATATGGGGCTGCGTATGCCGTGAAGAAATTTCTACGCGCCCACGGATGAAAGGCTGCTCGCCCTTCAAATATTCATCGGTCAATTCATTCCAAACGCATTGGGAGGCATCTGCCTCCCTTTTCTTTCGGCTTTAATAACTAATCTATATGAAGGAGTTGAGCATCATCCAAACCAAGTTGAATGCTCCGAAGAATCAGCGCAACAACTTTGGAAACTACAATTACCGAAGTTGCGAGGATATTCTTGAGGCATTGAAACCGCTTCTCAAGGAAACGGGATGCACCGTCACTATCTCCGACGGGATTGAACTCATCGGGGACAGGTACTATGTCAAGGCTACGGCTACCATCAAGAACGCCAACGGAGAATCCGAGAGTGCCACCGCCTATGCGAGAGAGCCGCTTACCCGAAAGGGTATGGACGATTCGCAGATTACGGGCGCAAGTTCGTCGTATTGTCGCAAGTACGCATTGAATGGCTTGTTCTGCATCGACGATAACAAAGACCCCGATGCGGTCAACGAACACGACGGGACAATCAATCAGTCATCAGCACCGCAGGCTCCATCAGGCAGAGGTCGCAAGAAGCAGACACAACCGCAGCAAGCACCCGTCCAGACGGAGGCTCCCGTTCAGCAGCATTTCGACACTACCCTCGCCTATGCGTTGCAGCAGTTGTCGCTCGTAGCCGATGTCAACGGAATCCAGACCTTCTGGGGACAATGGAGGGGCAAGCTCTCCCCTACCGAGGAAAGTCAGTTGGTGGATGCCATCCACGCATTACCGTTCTATCCGAAGCAGTAAGCCTATGACAAAGTTGACACCAAACAAGAAGGTAACATTTGACGAGTTCCTTCACTGTTACCAATGCGGAGGCACGATGCTGATGGGTATAACCACCCTTTTGTCAAAGCATAACCTATCTGCCGCCTACGGCGACATCGACCCCGATGTGTTAGCCGCAGCAGCAGCAAGGGGTTCAGCCGTACATAAGGCTATCGAGAACTACAACAACGGGGAATCGGTGGTTTTCTCGGACACTCTCTATAAGGGCAGGGTCGTACTCACGGCAAAGGAACTTGAGGACAACCTCTCCGCCTACAAAGACCTCGGAGTGAACGCCATCGCATCGGAGTTCCTCATATCGGACAACAAGTTGGTTGCGTCCTCCATCGACATAGTGGAGGGCACGGAGCAGGACGGAGTGGTTGACCTCTTGGACATCAAGACCACCTCGGAAGTCCATCATAAGGCTCTCTCGTGGCAACTTGCGTGTTACGCCTACCTTCTCGAAAAGCAGTGCAGGGGCAAGGTCAAAGTCCGCAACTGCTTCTGCATACATATCCGCAAGGGCGTGGCGAAACGCATAGCCGTTACTCCCGTATCTGCGGACAAGGTGGAGGCATTGTTCAAGGCTGAAGCCGAAGGAAGGATTTACTCCGAGGACAAAACGAAAGCAACCGACCTCGTTCCGAGCCAGCACCTCACGCAGTTCGTGATGTACGACACACGAATCGCCGAACTCAAGGACGCGATAAAGGAGTTGGAGGGCAAGCAGAGTCTTTTGAAGGAGGAAATCTATGCGAGGATGCTCGCGGAGAATATCTCGGAGTTGCCCGTCGAGGGTGGCGTAATCAAGTTGTCCAGACCGTCGCAGCGAAGCGGGGTTGATTCCGCGAAACTGCGCGAGGAATACCCCGAAGTTTTCAAGCGATGCCTGAAGGTGTCGGAGATAAAGGGCGGTCTTTCATTCAAACCGAGCAAGTGATGGAACTGAAGGAATTATCGGAACATATCCAGGAGTTCCTCCGCGAAGGGGACAATCACTACGGTATCTCGCTGGCGAGTGACGGCGAGAATGTGTCTTTGGACTCCGCAGGGCATACGGGTCAGTTCGTTGCGATGTTCGCTGCGGCTATGGACAGTATGCCGAATCTGCACAAGATTTTCGTTATGGCTCTGCGAGCCTATGAAATGAAACATTCAAACAATAAAAACCAAAGTTAATATGGGACTCAACAAGATTCAGGTAATCGGCAATCTGGGCAAGGAACCAGAGAGCCGCGTGGTAGGTCAGTCAACGGTATTGTCGTTCTCCGTTGGAGTGACCGAGAAGTTCAAAGGTCGGGACGGCAGTCAGCAGGAAAAGACGGAATGGTTCAACTGCGAATGGTGGAATCCCAACGGAGGCAGTCAGTATCTGCACAAGGGAACACAGGTCTATATCGAGGGAAGTCAAAAGACGGAGAGTTGGCAGGATCAGCAGGGGCAGAACCACTCCATCGTGAAGCTCCGCGTATTCGCTTGTCAGTTGCTCGGCTCTCCGCAGCAGAATCCGCAGGGATACGCCCAGCCAGCACCGCAGTATCAGCAGCCTGCCCCTCCACAGCAGTATCAGCAGCCGCAGCAGTATCAGCAGCCGCAGGGAGGCTACAATCCGCAGACTCCCCTGCCGTAGCCTATGAAACTCCTTCTCCAATGCACGGACACGGGACTCGTCCCGATGTACGATGAGGACTACGAGAGGAAGCGGAAGTTGAAGGTTGGCGAGGTGTATGAGGCTGATGTGAAGTTGAAGCGGAACATCAAGTTCCACAACAAGGCTTTCGCTTTATTGAACTGTGCTTGGGAGTACCTTCCCGAAGGGAGGCGTGACGGGTTTCGGACGAAGGAGAATTTCCGCAGATACCTCACGGTGGCGGCAGGCTACTGTGAGGTATTCTTTTCCCCGAAACTTGGGGAGTTCGTCGAGTACCCGAAATCGTGGTCTTTCGAGGGGTGCGATGAAGCGGAGTTTGAGGAAATCTACAAGGGTGTCCGAGGGGTGGTCGATTCGCTCCTTCAGGGCATAGTAAGCAAGGAAACATTTGACAAGTATCTAACAAGATTCTAACAATGACAGAAAGTGAAATCATAAGGGAGTTGCAGTCAAGATGGGTGTCGAGGGATGAACTCTGCACGATGGTCGGGCTGAAGGACGCGCAGATGCGTGTTTGGATGGCAGGGCTGAACATCAAACTGCAAAACCTCGGAATGTGCGTGTTAAGCACGGCATCACGGAAAGGTTATCATATCCCGTCCGCAGACAACTCGGACGATGTAGCACTATGCGAGGTCGCACTTGCCGAACTCAAGAGCAAGGCAATCGCAATCTTCGAGAGGAGGAAGTCCATCGAGGGCTTCCTTTCTTCTATCCAGAAGGACAAGCAACTATCATTATTCTGACTATGACACGATACGAAGCGATGAACCTCTACCTCCTCGCCTGCCTTATCGCAAAGTACACGGGAGAATATGTGGAAACCTTCCTTCAGGACGCATCAAGGTACGCGGACAAGCAATGTGTCCAAGATGCACCCATAAGCCCCGCAGAAAGCCCGAAATCAGCCTTCAGCGAGGCGGTGGAGAGAATCTACAAAGCCTATCCCGCCAAATGCCCCAACCGAGGGACATCTACGGGGAAATGCACGAAGGACAAGAAGCGCATCGAGGCTCTGCTCAAAAGCGGACAATGGGACGAGGAATCACTCCTCAAAGCCATCCAAAGGTATGCCGAGGACTGCTACACGGGAAATTCCTACATAAAGAACTTCTCGACATTCCTCAACAACATCCCCGAATACGAGGATGACAACTATCAGTTAGACCAAGAAGAACAAGAACACTGGCAATGATTAACCCAAGCGAAATCCGCAGATGGTTCGACATCTTCCACAATGACGGAGGGGCGGTCGAAATCCGTATCTGGGGCGAAAGGAAAAACGAGATATACTCCGGCTACTTCAAGGATGTCGAGAGCATCATCACCGCACTCCAGCCATTCCAAAACGGATACGGAATATACGGGACGGTCAACAAGCTCCACGATGCCTGCCACCAGCGAAGGCAGGGACTCGACAAGATTATCCGCACGGACACCACCGTTTCGGATTCCGATGTCGAGGGAAGGAAATGGATACTTATCGACCTCGATCCGAAGCGACCATCCGACACGAACTCCACTGATGACGAGAAAGCCGCAGCCTATTCGGTTATGCTCCGAATCGCCACCTATCTCCGCGACCGTGGGTTCAAGTCGCCCGTCTATGCGGATTCCGCAAACGGCTACCATATCTACTACCGCGTGGAACTCGCCAACACTGACGAGAACAAGCATCTTGTCGAAGGATTCCTCAAGACACTTGAAGCCTATTTCGGCAACGAGATAGTTGACATTGACCTCAAGGTGTTCAATGCGGCAAGGATAGCGAAGGTCATCGGAACGCAGTCCAACAAGGGCAGCAACACGCAGGAGCGACCGCAGAGGATGTCGTGCTTCCTCCAGGTGCCACCGAGCATCGAGATAACGGACATCGAGTTCATAAGGAAGGTCGTTGCGGAATATCCGCAGCCCGAAGTCCCGTCACGGGACAACGGCTACCGAAGGGAGTCCTTCGACCTCAAGGGGTTCATCGAGAAGTACGGTATCGGGATAGCGAAGGAGGGTACATTCAACGGGGGCAGGAAATTCGTGCTGAAGGAGTGTCCCTTCGACTGCAACCACAAGGCTCCCGATGCCGCACTTTTCCAGACCGCAAGCGGTGCGATAGGGTTCAAGTGCCTGCACAACTCCTGCTCCTCCTACGGATGGCGTGACTTCCGTCTGCACTTCGACCCGCAGGCTTATGACCGAAGGGTGTGGGACAACTATCAGCACAAGAGGGAGAAGCAGAGGGGCGAGCCGAAACCTGCACCCGTAGTGCTTGACGAGAGCGAAACCATCGGGAAGAAATGGCTCGCTATGTCGGAGATTGAGTGGCAGGACCCTTCCAAACTGACCTACATACCTACGGGTTTTTCGGGGATTGACGGGGAGATAGGCGGTCTTTGCCTTGACGATGTGACCATTCTTTCGGGCATCGCTGGTGCGGGCAAGACCACCATCCTCAACAACATCATCCTCGCTGCCATTCAGGACGGATATAAGGCGGCTATATGGTCGGGGGAACTTGCTCCCGCGAGGTTCAAGAGTTGGATTAACCAGATAGCGGCTGGTCCGAACTTCGTCAAGCAGGCTACGAGTCGGAACGGGAAGGAGTATTACTACTGCCCCGAAGAAATATCGAAGCAGATAGATGCGTGGACTACGGGCAAGATATTCCTCTACAACAACAACTACGGCAACCATTCGAGCCAGATTATCGAGGACATCCGCAGATGCGTGAAGGAGAACGGAACGCAGTTGATTGTCCTTGACAACAAGATGGCTATGGCTCTGGACTCGTATGAGGGTGACAAGAACGAGAGGGAGGCTGGCTTGATAAACGAGTTGAAGGACTTCGCTGTTCAGAGCCACCTCCATATATTGCTTGTCTGCCATCCGAGGAAGGAGATGATGAACTCGCTTTTGAGGATGGAGTCCATCGCGGGCAATTCGGACTTGTATAACGCGAGTGCGAATGTGCTTTTGTGCCACCGTGTCGGAAAGGACTTCGAGAGAAGGGCAAAGGACTTCTTTGGTAAGGACTTCATAGATGATGTCAAGACGAAGCAGTATGACGAGGTTGTGGAGATAGCGAAGAACCGCACTCACGGAGCGAAGGACATCACGGTAGGGTTGTACTACGAGGGCAAGTCGAGAAGGTACTTGTGCAACCGTGACGATTATGTGTCCTACGGATGGCAACCCGATGATCTCCCTGCGGAGTTCTGTCCTCCCGTATCGGAGTTCAAGGAAAGCGAAAAGACCTTCGACACCTACGCGAAGCCTTCGGAGTTCAAGTACCCTCTGCCTGACGGTAGCGAGAAAATGCCCGACGAGGATATGCCAGACTTTGAGAACGGGGATAAACAAGACGAGGATTTACCATTTTAGCCTATGACAACACTACTGCAAGGCGATTGCCTACAACTCTTGAAGGGTATTCCAGACAAGAGTATTGACTTGATTGTGACGGATCCTCCGTATGAGTTACCATCACGCAAGGGCGGTGGCAGTCAAGGGCATAAGGTTGCATCGGTTATGAGGGAGTGTGAGCAACTTGGTATAGTCAATGGATTCAACGAGAATATCCTTAATGAGTGTATGCGTGTTATGCGGAAGCCTAATATGTATATCTTCTGCAATACGAGGCAGATACCGCAGTACATAGACTTCTTTGTCAATCAGCACAAGTGTTCCTTTGATATTCTCGTTTGGATAAAGGACAATCCCGTTCCGACATACTCCAATAAGTACCTTACAGACAAGGAATACATACTCTATTTCCGTAAGGGCGGTTATTGCAATCCGCAGAACTATGAATCAGCTCGCAGTTGGTTTATGTGTCCTCTCAACCAAAAGGATAAAGGCCTCTACAAGCATCCCACGATTAAACCTCTGCAAATCATTGAAAGACTTGTAGTTAATTCGTCAATGGGGGGGGGGTACGGTGCTTGACCCGTTTATGGGTTCCGGCACAACGGGCGTAGCCTGTGCCAAACTTAAACGGGACTTCATCGGAATGGAGATAGATGAAAAGTATTTCCATATAGCGAAGGAGAGAATCGAAACCGAAGAATCACAATTAACATTATTCTAAATATGAAAATATCAATCAACTCAACAGTATTGAAAACGGCACTTGAATCAACCGCAAAGGTAATCTCGCCAAAGGCATCGTTCCCAATCCTTGCGAACTTCCATCTCAAAGGGGACGGAAGCACACTACGCATCATCGGCTCCGATGCCTCCACAACAATCATCGAGGAGGTTCCGTCCGATGCCGAAGGCTCCGTCTGCCTCCCTCTCTCACTCCTCGAACTCGTCCGCACACTGCCCGATGACCATATCATCATCGACACCGAGGACGCATCAGCGAACATCGCGTGGAAGAACGGGCACTCCACCATCCCAGCCTTCGATGCAAAGGACTACCCCGTCATCAAGGATGCCGAAGGCTCACCGTTCATCATCCCGTCCGACAAGTTCATCTCCGCACTCAACCACACCATTCCGTGCGTAGCCGATGACGAGATGCGTCCCGCTATGAACGGAGTGTATTTCAAGGTCAAGGAGAAGGACATCGACATAGTGGCTACCGACTTCCACGCACTCGCACTCGTCACCATCCCGACAGAAGAGAACTCCGAGCAGTTCGACTTCATCGCACAGCCCGATGCACTCAACGCGGTACGAAACTCCGCAAGGGGCATCGAGAACATTGAGATATTCCACGATGAGAACTACTGCCGATTCAAGGTCGGAAACACGACCATCATCACACGCAAGATAGTCGGCAAGTACCCTCGGTACGACTCCATTATCCCGACCAACTTCATAGCCTCCGTAAAGGCAGGGAAGAAGGACATCGCATCGTCCCTCAAGAGGGTGCTGGTCTGCTCAAGCAAAGCATCGGGACACATCAAGCTCTCGCTGAACATCCTTGACTCCACCTTCGAGGCGCAAGACCTCGGTATGGGGGTTATGGCAACCGAGAAGCCCGACGGTGTGACATTCGACGGGTCAGACCTCACCATCGGCTTCAAGGGCGAGTACCTACTCCGCGCCATCAACGCACTCGAAAGCGAGGATGTGGAAATCAAGTTCACGGGAGCAAAGTCCGCTGCGGTCGTATCGTCCGAAGCCGACCCTTGCACCATCCTGCTTATGCCCGTTGCGATATGATGACGGAGAATGATACAATACTCGTCCTCGAAGCATCATCAATAAGGAACTTCGACTTCGCAAGGCTTGAGAACCTTCGCAGCCGATGCGACACCGCCGAGGGAAAATCGAGGATTGATGCGATAGAAAGACGGGAATACCATCGAGAGGAGGCGAGAGCGGGACTGATATGAAGGAAACACCCATAACACGGGAGGACATCGAGGAGATGGGGCTGAAGATATGCCACGAGGTGCATCTTGCGGCCACCATCGCCCTTGCCCTCGACACGATGCTCGACGACATCGACAAGAGGATGAAGGAGGTCAGGCCGACCCTCGGACTGAAGCACGAATGCAAGAAGCGGTACAATGACTTCACGGAGTCGGTACGGATGTGCAGGGCGCAGTTCGAGCAGTTCGTGGAACCCGCCATCATCAACTCCGGCAGGGGCGACAACTTTGCCGACTACGAAACTCGCAGGGTATTCTCGCAGGAACTCATCCGTCTGCTGATGCTCTACTACGAGCAGACACGCACTTCGGGAAACCACGCGAAGGTATTTGACTTTCTTGCCTCGCTCGACGGAGGGCGGGGCATCTTCACGGCTGACGATATTAACCGATTTAATCTTGGATGCAAATGATAACTGTTATTGAATATATACTGCTTGCGATAGCGGTGTTTCTTATCTGCTTTATTGTCTTCTGCGTCATAGCGATAGTGACCTGCTCCACGGACATAACCGTCTGCGGTGACTGCAAGCACTTCAGGGACTGCCCCTACGGTCAGTCCAACCCCAACGCGAAGATATGCAGGACATTCGATGAAACGGAGGAGGCGGTATGAGCAGAGTGATAATTTCGATAGACCCTGGCGCAAAGGGCTTTATCTGCACCTACAATCCCGATGAAGGGATAAGGCAATACATTTCCATAGAGGACTCGACAAAGCCCGAAATAGCCGCCTTTCTCGCCCGTTACAAGGGCGGGTGCGTTGCGGTGATGGAGGAGGTTCACGCATTATTCGGCAGTTCGGCAAAGTCCACATTCAGTTTCGGGGAGATATTCGGATTCCTGCAAGGCTTGTTCGTGGCACTCGGAATCCCCTACCACCTCGTCCCTCCGAAGACCTGGCAGGCTGCGATATGGATAAACTCCGACAAGGTGTTCAAGGACGGGAAGAAGGTGGACACGAAGAAGACATCCATCAATGCCGCGACACGGCTCTTTCCCTCGATTGATTTCCGAAGGAACGAGAGGTGCAAGGTGATTGACGACAACAAGGTCGATGCCACCCTCATCGGGGAATATGCAAGGAGGATGAACCTATGAGAAGGAAATACGGGTGGGGCAAGTCCTCGGCACTCCGCAGTATGAGTGTCGGGGAAAGCCTCACGGTGGAGGTCAGCGACAAATCGGACATATCGGGGTGGAGGGTAACCGCAAGCCGCGTGACGAAGATGTTCTGGGCGCACTATTACATTCACAAGTTAAATGACAACACAATTCAAATCACAAGGATAAAATGAAAAAGATTCTTTTGCTTTTGGCGGTGGTTATGACCGCCTGCACAAAGGTCGGGGACTATGCCTCGGTCACTATGGACTATTCGCTCGGAAATGCCCTTACGAGGGTTACTGCATCGGAGGTGGCAAGCGGGGTGTCCGCAATAGTCGGAGGTCTCCCCGTGGAGTTCTACTGCTACTACGGAGGCAGGTCGGTCGGCAAGGTTGCATCGGGAGGCACGATAACCCTTCCCGCGGGCGACATCCATATAATGATGGAATACTATCCGCAGAACCAGACGGTCATCGGAGGTCTGCTTTTCGGCAGCGAGCCGTCCTTCAGTGCGGACACCACGGTAACCTTCCATTCGTACACGAAGGATGTGCTTATCAAGGCCCACTACGACTGCGCTATGGTTGTCTGCGACAAGTCTGCGGTATCGGAGGTCGTTTCGGACAAGGCTATACCGACTGCGGACTTCGGGGATTTCTTCGGGTTCTTCGTGTCGGGAGAGAGTGATGATCCCGCCACGCTGAAGGTCATATCGGTTGCGAGGACGGACTACAAGGACAGGACATTCGACCTGAAATGGTCGGACTTGGAGAAGGGCAAGTTCTACACCCTCTCCCCTACGGGCATCACGGAAGGGTCGGGAGCCATCGGTTTTGACATCCCTGATTTTGGGGGAGGAGGTGCATTATGAAAGAGAAAAGATACGAGAGATTCCTCGACACCATCGGCACACTCTGCCTTGTCGCTTTGACTATCGTTTTGTGCGACATCGGTCACGAGTACGCGACTATGCTTCGGTACGACCATCCGCATCAGCCGACCTTTGCGGAGGTATTGAGCAAGGAGTTCGCAGCAAGGAAAGCCGAGAGGGATTCGGTGAGGCTGGCGAATATGGTAAGTTACGAGGATTATATGGAGGAATAGGATATGACAAACGTAGAAAAAGCAATAGAGATTGCAAATCACCCAAAGGCTAATATAGCGGGAAATATAGGATATGTCGCTGCTATTACAATGGCTGAATGGAAAGACAAGCAGTTCAAGGAGTATCTGGAGAAGAAGAAATCTGACATAGAGCAAGGCGTTCTACATTCCAATCCACTCATAGACGGGGGGAAGATGGTATGGAAGAGCCGACATTATCAATGAAATCATCAACGAACTTTTTAAAGATTAAAATTATGGAAATAGAGAAAATACCAGCTCTCCTTGAAGAGCACAATAAAAGAATCAAGAAACTTGAAGAAGAAGTTTATCCGTTCACGAAAATAACCCTCGTTCCGGCATCCGGCCCGCACGCAGAAAAGGACGAAACGCCCGGTCTCGCAGAACTCGTTGAGCCGAGAATCGTTAACGGAAACATCTTCATCCCTCTGCTCGGAAGGACGATAGCGGTTGACTTTATCGAGAACGAAGAAAAGTACAACTGGAAGCAGGCAATGGACTACTGCAAAGAGCACGGGCTTGAGCTGCCATCGAAAGATGAGGCACTCATCCTCCTGTGGCAGTTTGACAAGATAAACGCCTTGCTCCGTTCTATGGGTAAGCCGGAGATATCGAAAGAATCCTGGTTCTGGACAAAGACTGAGTGTTCGGCCACGCACGCTTGGTACTGGTTCAGCGGTAGTTGGTACTACGGCAGCCTCGGCAAGGACGGCAGTCTCGCGGACGTGCCTTTCTTCGCCATTGATTAATTTATAGGATAGAGTATGAAGAAGATAATTGAATTGGCAGAGCGAGTTGATAAACTCTCTCTTGGTTATACTGACATAAGGGACCAATTTGGAATCTACGAATTATCCGAGGCCCTTGAGGAACGCAAGGCTCTTGAAAATACTCCCATCACCGATGCATAAAAGAATTAAGGTTATCCCGAAAAAGGAACTAAAGAGCATTCAACAGCGTAGCCCGGATTTGATTGAGAAAGAGGTAATGATTGGTCTGTACCAGAAGATAAGGCAAAGCAAAAAGAACGGGAAATGAAGTTCACGATAGACAATGCCCTTGCAGTGATAAGGGTTATGATAGAGGCACACTTTCAGGAATGCAAAGATAAGTACAAGTATCTTGCAGACACCGACCACGAAACCATAGATGACTTTATGGAAGAAATGGAAGACACTTTTATTTCTGAATTTGAGGAGGAATAGTTATGGGCTGTGAATGTTGTAAATACGGAATAAACGGGGATGACGCAGGAACCTGCAAAGCACCGATGAAATTTAGAATACGGCAAGGTTGCGAACTCGATAGAGGCAGTAACTACACCCCACCAAAGAAGAAAAGGAGGAAAACGGAAATGAAGCCAATCTACATAGCATCCTGCTCTTTCGGCAAGGACAGCATAGCCACTATTCTCCTTGCTTTGGAACATAACGAGCCGTTGGATAGGGTTGTGTTTGCAGAGGTTATGTTCGACCATTCGAGGGGCATAAGCGGAGAAATCCCGGAGCATATCGAATGGATATACAAGACCGCTATTCCGAAACTAGAGGGAATGGGAGTAAAGGTGGATGTTGTGAGAAGTAAGAAAGACTATGTTTACTATTTCAAAACTATTCGTCAACGAGGAGCCTATGTTGGGATGCGGTATGGATTTCCATTGGGCGGCAAGTGCATAATACAGACCGATTGTAAACTCGCTCCGATACACGAATACTATAAGCGTTTTACTGACAGGACGGTTATTCAATATGTTGGCATAGCCGCTAATGAAGGGCCCAGGCTTACAAGATTGAAAGACAACCAAATATCCCTCCTTGACAAATACGGCTACGACGAAGATATGGCGATGGCAAAATGCAAGGAGTATAACCTTGTAAGTCCCATATATTCAGGTACTTATAGGGGGGGGGGTGCTGGTTTTGTATGAATCGGAAATTCACGGCGTACCAAGAATTTCGCAATGCACACCCCGACTTGTGGGGAGAACTCCTGCAATTAGGCACAATCCCTAATCTATGCTCACGCGGGTTCAAGTACGGACTGACAATAGAGCAAGTCAACGAGAGACTTGATGCTATGGATGCACAATTAACATTATTTGACGATGAAGAATAGATACTACGGAACAAAGAAGGTTGAGTATGGGATTCAGAGGTAAAAACAAGTTCTTCGCCCATAAGGTCGAGTATGACGGAATGGTGTTCGACTCCCGATTGGAAAAGGACAGATACCTTTTCCTTGTGGATGCAGAAAGGAGAGGCGAGATTACCGACCTGCCACAATGTCTATTTACAAGAACATTGATTTTGAGGATGAGGTATGCTATGAACTCCCAGAGCCGTACACTGCTGCCCAATTACTTGACGCTTGTGAACTCTGCGGAATAACAATGGAGGACTAAAATATGAAGACAACGGAACTGATGATTGGAGACTGGGTGAATGTTCCAATGGCTAAACTTACTGCAAGGATAGACAGTATTCTTTCAAAAAGAGAAGCACACAATGATGCTTGTATTGTGGTGGACTTTAATGGACAGGGCTATCTTGCCCACTATACCGAAAATGACCTTAAACCTATCCTCCTTACCGCAGAAATCTTGGAGAAGAATGGCTTAAAGTACGAGGTAGATTATGGTGGGTATCACCGTTCTATTCTTGGCAGTCACTCTAAAGATAACGAACCTTTGATATGTGTTCAATGGAATCCACAAGGAGAGATTAGTCAATGGGAAGTGTCTAATAAGTCTGGCATCTTGACAGGTGTTGTGGCTTATGGATATACCGCGATAGCAGTCCACGAGTTACAACATATTCTGCGTATGGTGGGACTTAACGATTTGGCGGACAATTTCAAAATTTAATGATTATGACTTACGAACAACTTGAAATGAAGTTCCTCACGAAAGAGGAATACCACAAACAGATGCTTCTTCGGCTCGGAGGTGTAAATCTCCCTGCGTGGATGATACGGCTTTATAGCAGAGCCTTTGCCATTGACGATATGCTTGTCTCCGAGTTCTACACACTTAAGAGAGATGCTATGGAGGAATGGGACAATTTTGTAGAAAAACACAAGGACGAAGAATACAAGTACAAGGAGGACTAACTTATGGAACGAGTAAAGAAAGGAGAAAGGTATTGGTTTATAAGTGATAGGTTTGAAGTATGTTTCTCTATAGAAGATAACTCGCCTATTTCAGATAAACATTTTGAAACTAATAACTACTTCCACACCAGAGAAGAAGCCGAGGCTTGCGCTCGTAAACTCCATGCCGTGTTGAAAGGTGCTGATGTAATTGAGATGCCAAGCGAGGAAGAGATAGAAATATCTGCCATTGACGCTGCGGAAGCATATCGCAAGTACATAGTAAAGTTTATGATACCTACCTTCCAGCGAGCCTACGAAGATGGCTACAAGAAAGGAGTGTTTGAAATCAAATCAAAAATCATAAAGTGATATGAAAGAAATTAAAATTAGGTTATACACTCCGAGAGAACTTTGGATGAAGTATCTTGATAGATTAGAGCATAAGGCTGCTCAAATGTCTGACGAAAATCTAAAAGCCGTTAAAGATTTCAAAAATCAAATTAGTAATCATATTGATAGGGAACCCATACCAAAGGAAAACAAGGATTACTTGCGTGAGATGCTCGAAAAAGAGTATTATCGGGTTAGATTACATCCAGTGTGGCCAAGAATAAAAAAGTGACATGATACCAGAAGAACTACGCAAGAGGCTTGAAGAAGCCGCAAAGCAGTATGCTTTAAATAAACTTGGTGATCAGTTCCAAGATGAATATCCACATCGAAGAAGAACATTTGCTGTTCATAGCAATCTTGAACTTGATGATGCTTTTGTTGATGGCGCAGAATTCTGTTACAAGGAAGTAATTGCACAGGCAAAGGAGTGGCTGAGATATAATGTGCATCGCTACATCTATGCCGTAAATGAAGATGGAATACCACGAGCAGGTATTGGTGCAGCTGCTTTTTCTGAAGACTTTGAAATCGAAATGAACAAACTTTGGGAGGAGAAGAAATGAAAATAATAAGAAAACTTTTTAGGAAAAAACCAACTCTCCAAGAAAAGGTTGTTGAAATGTATGGGGAAGAGGCTGGTAAATTTTATGATATGCTAAGTAGCGGCATACCTATTGGGGGATTTATGAAAACTATTGATTTCCTTAATAAAGTGGAAACCGCAAGAAAAGTATGGGAGGGAGAGAAATGAGAATTATATCAATGAAAACACAATGGAGGCTTATCAGGTTCATCGTGTATATGTCGGAGAATGTAAGACCTTCAACTTTTAATGGGACAACCACAGAACAATTCAACAAGTTCGATAAGTTCACAGAAGAAGTCACAGACCTTGTTTATCGTATAGGAGGCTTGAAGGGTCTTATCTGTATTGAAAAAGCACTTGGAATATCGTCTAACCCAGAGTTTACGGAGGAACAGAAATGAGATTTCATATTAAATTCTATGCAAGAACAAGAGATGAAGTCATTGGAAGATTTGTCGAGGCTCCAGACAGAGATTCGCTGAGCTACGCAGTCAAGCCCTATGGCTCATCTGAGGAGGACATAATAGATATAATAGAGGAGGGATAGAAATGAAAATAGTAGCACAATTCGATTTGAGCTGGAATCAGACCTACGACAAGGGCATTCCTGCGACAAAGATATTTGAACCAGACGCAACACTTGCAGATGTGGCTGATTGGGTTAATTCCGTCACAAAAGACGGAGGACAGTATGGTTGGATGCGAATGTCCGATATAAGGTTAAGCATAACTGAATAAAAATGAAACACTACACCGACACAATTCCGCTTGACCTTGCGGAGTTCTATAAGGAGGACTAAAATATGGAAGTATTTACAATCACAACTGACATCGGGTATAATGATGATAATAACTCGATAGAATGGGTAAATGTAGCAGAGAATTGCAAGGGACTTGACGAAAGGGAAAAGAAGATATTCTTTGATGCCATAGAACAGTTAGAAGCCGAAGAAAGGTATATGTCAAGTGCAGACTATTACAAAAAGGCAAAGGGGGCGTTTTCGAGAGCTTGCGGATGGCTATCTGTCTATCCGTGGTATCTTGCGGTTGTTGAAGAATTTGAAAAAGCGTTAAAAGAGGACTGAACCCTGCTCCTTCGACTAATTTAGCCTGGAGGCACAAGACTAACGTCTTGATAATTAGCACTACAAAAATAGTAAAATTTATGAAAATAGAACAAGCAATAACCATCCTCAAAGAACATAATAAATGGCGTAGAGGAACACCACCTTATGATGAGGTCGGTAACAGACAACCATACTCCGCAAAAGACATCGGACTTGCAATAGACTGCGTTGTGGAACACTATGATGATGCGTTCATTCCCACTGCTGAATCTTACGAAAAGGGATTTATGCAGGGTAAGGAGGCAGGAGAACTCACTTGGCACAAGGCATCGGAAGAACTACCGAAGGAAGACGCGCATATACTGTTCGTAACCAAAACGCCCTACGGCAATGCCTACGATGTTATCTACTACCCAGAGCCGCCTATTACCGATGAAATGGATTGGTGGATGGAAATCCCAGAGTTACCAAAGGAGGAGTAAGTATGAAGTCAGAGATCCACGAATTTCCAATAGGCATCTATCCACGAAAACTGTGGGTGTCGGTTGGAGCCAGCGACAAGGAACTGTCCGACTTCTTCGGAGAGGATATAAACCCTATGCCCGAAAACACTTGTGCCGAAACTTTGAGTGTTCTAAAACACAAGCCAAAGCCGAGAGGTGGAATCCTCGTTCGGTTTCCGAGCCGTAAGGAAATGACTCCATCCAACATCGCTCACGAGGCAACTCACTTTGCGATAGATGTATTTGACTATACCGATTGTCGGATAGATGCTAAAAATCAAGAGCCGTTTGCCTACCTTCTCGGATGGGCGGTAGATATGATGGACAAGGTTAGAAGAAACAAATATGAGGAGGATTGAATAAGAGGGAGGTCACGGATTCGTGGCTTCCTTTTTTTCGTTTACCGCATACTGCGTATCATATCCCGTATCCCACGCAAGTCTGAATCCGTCACATTCCGAGCCTCGCCCATCCATTCCGAAACGACCCTCTCGAAGAAGTCACGGAAGTCCTCCGTTGCCGCGTACTCGCGCATCAACAAGTCAACTGCCTTCCTCTGTGTCATACCACCATATTGAATGTCTGCCCCCTCTGCTCACCATTTCGGTTGCGGATTCCTATGTGAAGCCACCTTGTCGAACCCGACCGTTCTTCGATTAACTGGTCGAAGCGGATGCCCTTTGTCAGCAGGAAACTCTTGACGAAATTTGCGAACTTTCCAAAGTCCCGCATATCTTGCGGCTGCAAATCTGCTGCCCACCCGAAACAATGAGCCGAGGTAGCCGCACCTCCGACCGCCTTGTTAAGCCTCTCGCATCGGTAGCCGCTTGTCACTACGATAGGTTTACCCCACGCATCCCTCAATGGCTGAAGAATCGTTCCGCACAGCTCCCCTATATGGGCGACTGCTTCCGCAGGAGGGTTATTGCTGATACCCATTCTCCTCGCGGTGTCCGAAGCCGTCATCTCCGCGAGGCTGAAATTCCGATACATCTGCATCGTCATAATCCCCTATTTCTATTGATGTGTCACCGTGGGAGTATTTGACACCTAACCCCTCCCGTATGGCCTCCCTTGCTATGGCGAGAGTGGCGAATCCACCGAGCAACGCACCGAAGCCGAGGATGGAACTGTCTATCACTCCTTCGGGCGGGCAGACTGCGGAATAGATGCCGAGTCCTACGGTCGTCAAGAAGGACACCCACAATGCTACGGTGGTATGCGTGGAGATGTTTGCCTTGAATGTCTTTATGTTCATTTCAGTATGAGCTTAATAATGAGTTTCCCATACGCGAGTAGCACAAGCACCGCAAGCACCCACCACGAATTTATCCGTACCCGTTGCCAAAGGTTGAGTTCGGCAGGGACTTCGACCTCGACCGTCTGCGTGAGTGTCACGATGGAGTCACGGTAGACTACGGGGATTTCGACCATTTGGGGGCGTTCCTGCGGCTTTGTTGCAAGGGTGTGAGTAAGTTGTCCCCTTCGGTCTATAACCGCGTCAGAGACCGCAAAATCGTTCTCCAGATGGGAGACGGTATCGAGTGTCACTACGGTCTGCGAGATGTCGGGGATGGTGGTGAAGACTATGTGCGGTACGAGTTCCGTCCTCTCGACAATGCGGACATCCTGCGTGACTACGGGTTTGGTGTTCCCACAGCCTGCAAGGAGGAGCAGAAGGAGGACGGAGGCTCTACGCATTATGACTTGATGAATTTGAAGAGTTTGACGAGTGTTGGGACTGCGGCTGCGGTGAGGATGCAGCAGCAGATGCCAGCGATAATGTTGTTGTAGGCGAAGTTCATTCCGATTGAACATCCCGCGCCCACGATGATTGCGAATAGTGCGAGGAACGCACCGAGTTTTTTAAGAGATTCCATTTTTATAGGGTTTTAGAGATAGTCAATCCACGCATACCTTTTTCTTGTCTTGAGGTAGGCTTCATCGTTCTCGTTGGCATAGGCTTCCTGCTCAAGAGATATTCCGCGATAGGCGGTCTTGGTTGCGACGACGAGCCTCACGAGCCATTCCACTCCGTACCATAGGTAGAAGAAGATGTAGAGCATCTCCTTCATCTGCTCGGTGTGTATGGATTCGTGATTGATGATTCTTGAGGAGACCTTCCCCTTGTACTCGTTTCTCACGAATAGGATTCCGAAAAGGTTCATCGCTATGAACCCCGGAAACGGAATGATGTTGTTGTAGATGATTTTCATAGGGCAAAGATAGTTTTGAAAAAAGTGCGGTAACAAATAAAAGTTGCACCCCGTTTTTCAGGGGCGCAACCATAACATATTATTGTTCGTCAGGGGCGGCTTGGTAGCATATCTCCTTGTGCACGATGTACTGCGAATCCGGGAATTGGAAGTCCATGAGGACAACCCGTCTTGCGCCAGTGTTCTTGGGAAAATAAGGGCTCCATACACCTTCTTCGCCAGCCTCAACATCTATGTAACCAAGATACAAGTTGTAGGAAATCTGCATATCAGTATTTACGAGTCCGGCACTGTATCGCCCAGCCGTGTACGCCTCCATCTTGATAGCCTTTCCTGCATAATGGAAATCCATATAGCCGCCACTTGCCGGAATATCCCCAACAAAATCAGGATAGAATGATTCATCGGGGACTTCATATCTATCTCCTGATGGGATACGGACATTCTCCTGCACCCAAGTAGTTGTTGTAGCCTCGCATGAACCTAAAGAGTCGGAATACCGCAAAAGCACCTCCACCGTTTCTTGTGGCCCCACCACATTCGCTCTGCTGCGGCATTTCAGGAATATTCCGTCTATATAGAAACTCAAGCCCGGAGGAGGGGACGGTACGGACATTTCGGGATAAACTGTCGTCTGGTTGATAAGCACTCCGTTCCTATACAAGTTAAGCGTGGCTTTCCAATAAATGTATGCGCTTCCATCTGCTCGGAAATGGTCAGCGACCCCACCAGGGATTGTAATGTTTACCATCTCGTATGTATATACGGATGGAGCATATAAGGAATAAAGACTTGAGGGGTAAAATAAATTGTAACCTTCGGCAGTCATACCCTCAAACCTTGCGCGTCCCTCCTCGTCCTGCTGCGGGAGAGGGACGGTACATACGGTTACGGGTGTTGAAATCTCCACCTCAAAATAAGGCTCGTCTAACGTAACGGTGCGCGATGCCCCCTCGTAAGGCTCCAACCTTAATCTGCCGCCATATATCTTGATAGGTTCGGTAGGGGCATCCCCGCTACGGCGCACGACAATCATTGTGGCGGTTCCCGTATATCGGTTGATAGAGTAAAGATCGACATTCAGTTCGTTAACCGCATCGGTGTGCTCCTGCGTCAATGTAGTTGCTGCGCCCCTCGCACCGCTTATCGGCTCGTAGAGGAAGAACTGCCACTGCCTGTCCTGCGTGTAGAGGTTGGCAGGGATGGTGATAGCGGCATAGCCTACGCCGCCCTGAACCTGCGTGAGAATGAGGTCTCCATAGGTCGGTGCTGCGACAAGGTAAAGCGGCATATCCTGCATCTGCCCCGTCTGCTCCGCACCGCTGGTGTAGACAAGTTTCTGTGCCGCCCTTGCGTTGTATTGGATATTCACGAGTCCTCCCTCCTTCGGGATAGTTGAGTAGACCGAAGGTACTGCGGTAGCCTCGGACATCTCGTATGTGGTCTGCACGATCTCGTTCGCCTCCTGCACCACCTGCACGGTGACGGTATGCCCGTATGCCTGACATATAACGGTCGTATACCTTTCGGGACCCTCCACCGTACCTCGGCTCTCCGCCTTGATGTAAGGCTTGTCGGAAAGGATGATTTCAGGTGCGGGTGATGATACGGGAGTGAGCCTTATGTCCGTGATGGTCTTTACGGTGGTAGTACCGCTTCGGACATCGACATCGGCAAGGACATAGAGGCGGTTAGTGCCTCCAGCATTGATGATGTTGGTCTGATTCACACCGTCGAATACCCTTATATTGTAGAGGTTGTAGGTGTAAGCCTGCGAAGGCCAGATGACTCTACCGTTCAGTTTCATTTCCTGAATGGTAATGCCGTCTATCCTTCCGTATTTAATGTCTTCAAAGTGAAATCCCATAGGCTAAATCTTTATGTAAAGTACACCGTTCTCCTCGACTTGAGGATCTTCGGACACAAGTTCGATTCGCTTCGGTGCGGACACCCCCGTAACGGAGGATGCGCCAACAATGACGGGGTTGTTATTGATGGATATTCCGTTGCTCGTGATTCGGGTTTTGCTTCCACCCTGCCCTCCTCCGACAAGTATCTCGTCCTCGCCTATTTCTACACCTTCTTCCTGCCCTTCCTTTGTCTTGATAAGACCACCAAAGTACGAAGTCCCGAATACATTAAATGTCGCAGGTAGGTCAAATCTATCCGAGTTTCGTATCGGTGCGATAACAACCGATTCGCTATTGTCGTCCCCGTCCGATGCGGAAATCCTGAAAGCCTCCGCGTCAAGGTAGAAATCGTGATGAACATCCACAACCGCGTCAGTGTAGTGCGACTGCGCCACGCTCCTGCTACTCCACGGATCCGTACCTAATATAAGGTTTCCAAACTGCCCCTTTGTGGCAACCATCGTTCCGTCCGAATACACGCGGAAATAGGCGGTATTCGGAATATCGGTATTCTGCGTCCTTCCTGCGAAGAAATTCACAACGGGGGTGCCCTGCCCGTCATCCGAGCCTCCCTGCATACCCGCGACAATCTTACCCTCGTCCGAGCCTCCGTTGCCGTACATATATGCCGCGTTGCCACCGAACACATCGATAAAGGCATTGGAAGCAATCAAGACCTTCGTAGCCACAAACTCGAACTGCGTTGCGGGAACCCAATAGGTATGCTGGGTGTCCTCGGCAGGGTTCACATCCTGCGCGTACACATCACCAACCTTACCCATCTTGCAGTAGTAGTAGTTCATCGTAGTCACACCCTCGGAGGTGGATTCAAGATAAACCACATCATAGAACTCGAAGGAGGTGTCAACCTCGTCCAATCCCTGATAGCCGTCCTCGGTCACTCGACCATCCTCAAGACCGTCCTCGCTGAACTCGTTGATGCCCCTCATAACCTTTCCCTTCAAGCCGTTGTCGCCCGTCAGCCTCGTAGGTCTCGACCAATCGCCCGCAGGAGTTTCGTCATAGAAGCCGCCCTTGACATTTGCCGTAGCACCGTTGCCGACAACCCTTGCGGAAATCATCCATACGGGTTCGGTTATCAGCTCGCTGCCCGGAGAAGGGATGTCCTGAAGCCAGCCATTGAAAGCGGAGCCGCTCAAAAGTCCCGTAGCGAAGGTGAAGGTCAGGTCGCCCGGCGCAACAGTCGGCATCGCGTTACCCCTCTTGTAGAGGTATTCCGTGGCTACCGATGTTCCATCCTCGCCAGGCTCCCCGGATTCGGTGTAGAGGGCAGGGTCAGAGAAGTCGTCACCGTCTATCACTGCGGTCGTCTCGTTGCTCTGCACATACTGCGAGATTGTCCAGATGGACTCGCTCCTGGTGTCCACGGAAGGGACATTCCTGCTCCATCCGTCCAAAGCGGAGGACGGGGAGAGTTCGCCCGTTGCGTAGGTGTATGTAAGGTCTGCCGATGGCACGGAAGGTGCGATCGATCCAAGTATATAGATGTATATCCTTATGTACCCTTCAGCCGGAGCAACGGGGTCGGCATACCTTTCAACCGCAGACCAGTCTTCCGAAAGGATGGTAGCCGTCCCTTCGTCTTCAGGCAAATCCACATAGGTCTGCCATACCGCACTCGAGGAAGGAATGTCGATAGTCCATCCGTTAAGGTCGGCATCGTCCAAAGGCTCGATGCTCCCGTCAATGAAGGAATACTCGAAGTACCCTTCCGGCTTGGGAAGTACCGCAGATACACTCCGCCCGCGCTTGAAAAGGCGTACCACCGCATTGTTGATTCCGCGCCCGTTGAGAATCTTCGAGAGTTCCACGGAGTCCTCCGCAATAGGCTCGTCACCCTCCTCGGGTACGGAGGTGTAGACCTCGACCTTGATTTTCAGCCTTCCGTCCTCGGAGAAGAAGGTGGAGCCGTATGCCACCTCAAGCACAGCCTTATCCTCGCCTGCGATGGCCACCCACTGCGAGGTGCTGCCGTTATACCGCTTCCACCTGAACACGGGAGTACCGATTCCGCTTGTCACTGCGGACAAAGCCTTCGTGTCGGCATCAACGGAGTTCGGAGGGAAATAAGGGCTGTCCGTCACGATATGGACACTCCTTGAGCTGTCACCCCCGCTGCCGTCATTGTTGTCCCTTACGGGTCTTCTTTTCGGCTTCTGCTGAAGGTCGGTGATGAGTTTGTTCGCGTTGCCGAGTTCGCCCGTGAGCTTCTGCACGATGTTCTCGGCCTTCTCGTCCCTCAATGTCACCTTGTATTCGGGTATCACGCCCGTAGACTCGTCTATGATAACGGAGTCAATAAGTATGAAAGCATCATCACTGCCGATGATGTCCTCGTCCTCCAAAGGCATATACAAGCCTTCCACGAGGTTGATTTCGGATATTGCAATAATCTTGGAGTCGACATCAGGGACATACGCCCTCTTGACCTTCGATAAAGACTCAAGAGCCTTCTGTCCTTCGGCAAGCAGCCTTTCCTCTGCCGCCTCGACATAATTGTTCGGCATCTGGATGTCGAGAATGACGAATCGGTCATCCGCTTCAATCGGGAAGGTGGTGTTCGGGAACCACTGACTCAAAGATGTATCCTCGCTGCGCTGGCAGGTAAGGATATATCCGTCCTGCTGCATATCCTCGCTAATCCATGTCTCGCATTTCTTGATTACGAACTCTCGCCCCGCACACATTCCCGTCTTCATGGCAATCGTTCCCACACCGTCCGTGAGGTCGCTTCCCATCGCGGAGATGTCGAAGCCGATGTTCTTCAGGGTGATCTTGAATGTCGTGTCGATTGCGGTGTCAACGGTCAGCACGAGCTTCGTGTCCTGAACGGTCTCCTTGACAACCGTCATAGCAGGAGTGTTCGGGATAAGGTCGAGTCCAATCTTCTCCTCCACCCTCAATGCGCCTCCCTGCTCGGTGGTGAATACTATGTCCTCGGGGAAAGCGAAGATGCGCGTACCGTTACTATTGGAGTCCCTGACAAATTGGAACGTCTTGGTGTTGACAAGTTCGTTTCCGACATAGAAATCGTATGTAATGAGTGCAGCACTCTTGAGATACTTGCCGATGGCAATCTCCTCCCCGTTCATTACGGCATATACGGAGGATACATATCTGTTCCCTGCGAAGGTCATCCGATATGTCCCCGCGCCCACGCTGCCCGTGGAGAAAAGAGATTCCCCACGGTAGAGTGTAAGATGTTGCTGGCCTTTCACTATCTGCGCGGTCTGCTTGTCACCCGCGACCGTCTCCGTAGGTGCGATGAGCGCCTTCTCCAACTTGACTATCCGCTTGCTTCCTTCGACCTCCGTATAGAGACCGTCATCGGTAGGGTTGGCGCAGGACACAACCTCGTCAGCCCTGCCCGTGAAGCCGTGTCCCGCAGGGACATCCATTCCCTCGATTGAAGGGTGAATCTCCGCACGCTCGTTGCTTCCGTCAAAGCGGACTATCTTCGGTATGACCCCGTACTGCGCCACCGCATCCGCGTCCTCAAGGTATGCCTTGCTTGCATCGTACTGTCCGTCCGTCTCGCCCCACTGCTCAACGGGAATCATAAGGTTAGGGATATGCACCGAAAGTTTCTCCTTGATGTCGTAGTCGGAATTGTTGTAGTACCTCGTAGGCATATTGCGGTCACTGCCGTAGACATAGAGGCGTGTCGCAAAGTCGTTCTGCGATGAGAGGTTTCTTGTCAGCACCTTCAGTCCGTGTCCGAGTCCGTATGAGAACACGCTCCCGAGGGTGTTGTCCGAATCCTGAATGTTCGGTCTGCCGATGGTTATGACATTCGGAACGGCAAGGGACTCGTCATAGGTGTAAATCCATCCTATGCCCTTCCATACATTGTAGATTTGATTGAGCGCATCAAGGCAGGTTCCGTCCTGAAGGGAGAACTCCCGTACCTCCTGCATCAGTTCCGTCACCTCCGAAGGCTCGTCCTCCTCGACGACATTGATTTTCCATACACCCTCCCCGTAGGCATTGTCGAGGTTCGCCTGCAAGCGGTCTGCTATGCCGTAGACATTCTCGAAGGTGGAGACATTTCCCGCAGACGAGAAATGCAGAGTGTTGTCGTAAAGGACAAGATCGTGGAAAAGGGCAAGTTCAATATCCCTTGTCGGGGCGTAGAACTTGACATTCTTGTAGAGGAAGGAATCGCCCGCCTCGTTGGTGCGAGCCTGACGGGAGACCGCCACATCCGTATAGGTCTTGTACCGTATCCCCGTCCTTGCGTAGTCCACATAGCATCCGGCATCAAGGTCGAGTGGTACGGGCGATGCAATCTCGCTGAACTCAAGGTAGGATACCCTGCCGAAGATGCCGTTGTATTTCGGAGTCCCCGATGCTACGGGAGCGAACTCTACCGCAGTGACGGAATAGGTCGTGACATCGGTGTATTCTATTGACGGGTCATTAAGGGTGAGTGTCGTCACGGTGTCGACCTCCCCGTTGAGAGTCAGCCACACCTTTATCCCGCACTGCGCGTCCTCGACAATCGAGAGTTCAAGCCTACCTTCGACAAGGGAAGGGGTTGCGAGAAGGTCGGAAGGGTCTCCGACTGCGTATCTTGAGAAAATATCTACTTTCATTCTGCCACGATTATATGTCCGTTGGAAAGTGTCATAAGTGTATGAGGGTCATTGACCTTGACCTTTATCTTGAAGATGATGCGGGCGGTGCCGTTGCGCTCAACGAAGGATTCGGTCTCGTAGCCGACATAGCGCACCTCCTGGAATCCGAGTCCCGTGTAGGCATCATAGAACTTGAACTGTCCCCGTGCAAGCCAGTTGAGAGCCTCGCTGAAGGCGTTGTTGATATACCCCACGGCAGAGCCGTTGTTGTCGGACTCCGCTTTCATAAAGAAGGAATACTCGGTCTCGAAAGCCTCGAAATTGAGGTATCCGTTGTACTCGTCATCCCCGTTCTCGTCCTTCCATTGGTTCTTGTATGGTTCTTTGGCGTTAGGCATCATAGGGGTAGGATTGGTCTTTGTGACGATGCCGAGGCTCGCGTATAGTCCTTCCGCGCCTGCGTTGCCCCTTTCGATGTAGAAGTCCTTGTAGGTGGACACCATTGGTGGTTTGATTATTGCCATAGTGCTATGCTCGTTACATAAATACTCGTAATGCTGGTCCGTCAGAAGTGGTCATCATTGATTCAAGATGGCTCAACATCTTTTGGTTGGTTTGCGCGATGTCGTAGGTGTTTGCTTGGATGGCGTTAAGATAGTCGGTGAGGTTAGGTGCGGAGAATCCCGCCATAGCCTCAAGGTGCTGGATTATCTCGTCCCTCTGCGCCCTTCCGTATGCGACATCGGCTCGGATGGCGTTCACATAGGATGCAAGGAGGTTGGCGGTGTCCTCGGTGATGCCCTTGATGCCGTTGGCAAGTGTGTCGTCATCCTCGTTCATCAGCCTAGACAAGTTCGCCTGACGAAGAACCTCGTTAATGACATCCCCTGCACCTTCAAGACCTTCCTTCATCTCGTTAAAGATAGTGGAGAGGCTCTTGATGAAATACTCCATATCCTGCTTTGTCTTTTGGGAGGTGGAGTAACTGCCCATAGCCTCGGTAATCTTCTCCTTGTAGCCGTTCAGTATGTTGTCGATAAGGTAGGATTGGATGGCGGTCTTGACGATACTCTCGCCCATATCCTCAAAGAGTCCCGTGAGGTCTTGCACCGCGTTGCCCGTTTCCTTGAAGGCTTGAATCATCGTATCCGTAATGGTGGACGCGAGGTTGTTGAACATATCGGCAACTTGACTCTCGAAGTCCTCCACCCTCTTGACATAATCCTCAAGGAGCGAGATTGACTCTTTAGCCTCATTCTTGAATCCCTTATCGAACCCTTCTGCATCCTGAATCTCTTGCATAAGGGCAAGCAGTTTCTTGATTTGGGCAATATCTCCCGATGAGACGATTCCTTTTATGTCTATGCCTGCTTTGCCTCCCGTCAACTCTTTCCATATAGAGGAGTTCACGATGTCAGGGAATTTCTTCTCGAAGTTGTTCTTCAGCATCAAGCCACCCGTTGAGCCGAGGAAATCATCAAGGGCATTTTGCGCCTCGCGGATGGACAATGCCATAGAGCCGAAGTAGTTGTCCCCGAAGATGGTCTTGTTGCTTGCTTCGGCTATCTCATAGAGGGTGTCGCGGAGTTTGATTGTTGCTTCGGTAACAGCCTCGGTTCTTGCGGCATTATTCCCCAATGCAACCCCTATCTCTCTCACCGCAATAAGGGCGAGTTTGACAATCATCGTAATCCAATCGGCAGACTTGGCTATATTCTCCCCTTCTTCGGCAAGTTCGTTACCTGCATCCGAAAGACCTTCCATAGAGTCCACTGCATCAATGATGGTGTCGGAAATCTCGCCCACCACATCGAGGATATGTCCGAAGTTCGTCAGCAGTTCGTTGTCGATTGTCCCTCCGAGGTTGGAGAGTTCTGCACCGAGTCCGCTTACTGCCTGCGAAGCCTGTTCTGCGCGTTTCTTGAGGATTTTGAACTGCTGGTACTCGTTGTTTCGTATGTCGGCATTGATAATCTTCTCTATCGCATCGAGAAGCGCATCTACGGATATGCCAGCCTTATCCGCCTGCTCCTTGATGTTCTCAAGTCCGAGGTTGCCTACCATACCCTTCATAGCGGATGCGTAGGCGCGGAGTTCCGTAAGGGTGCGCTTTCCGAGTCCCGTTGTGATGATAGCACCGCCCTCGTTCTTCGAGTACAAGTCCTCAACGATGGACTTGGCTTTCTGCGCGATGCTTGTTTCCGCAACCTTCTTGTTCGCGGCAATCTCGCGGTCAGCAGCCTCGTCAATCAACTTGCACTGATATTCGTGCTGCGAGAGGAGTTCGGCAAACCTCTGCTTCGATACCTCCGAGTCGCTTTCTTTCGCGTATTCGTAGGCACTCTGCAAGCCTTTGTAGAGGTCGCCCTTCATCTTGTCCGCATTGATGCCCACAAGACCGTTGTCGGTATTCAGTTTGGCTATGATTCGGCTTATCTCTGCGGCATACCCTTTACCGAGGATATTGAAATCTTCGGCAAGGTATTTCTGCACCTCCTTCGTGACACTCTGGTATGCTTTCGCAGCCTCCACGAAAAGCGAGGTTATGTCCTTGCTGATTCCGTCAAGAAGGGACTGCGCCGCGCCCTCCTCACCGAAGGAAAGGAGTTCGGTGGCAATCCTGCGTATCTCGTCCTCAAGGGCTTTGAGTCCGTTGACGGGTCTGCCCCACTCTGCGGTCAGCCACGCATTGATGGCATCGTTACCCATCCCTATCTCCTGCAACTTGCGGTATGCGTCTATGAGGCGGTTAACCTCCCTTGCCTGCTCATTGAGAGCCTTGATTTCATCGGCATAAGGATTGGCATTGGAGCCTCCCTTTGTGGTCGGGGTTGCCCTTCCCTTGAGGACTTTGTTAATCTTCTCAAGGTAGTCAAGTTGAAGGTCGTATGTCTTTATGATGTCGGCATTTTCGATGCCGATGGCATTCTTGCGTGAGTTCTGCACCTCCTCGATGCGGCTCTGCACCTCCTTGATGGCATCGTCAAGAGTTGTTGTGTCGATGTTCTTCGGATTGAAGGAAAGACCGACATTGAGTTTCATCCCCTGCGCCTCCTTCAGTATGTCCGCGATAGCCTTCCTCCATCCTTCAAGGGTTTCCTTCCCCTCGTCAGGGAACGGCCCGTTTTGGAATACCTCGTCATAGGTTGCCATCTCCGCTTTGAGGGCATCAATCTCGGCTTGGAGTTCTTTCACTTGCTGACGCATAGCAGGGATTGCTTGCGAGCCTGCCGTTCCTTCATTCGCCTTGATAGCATCTTCAATCCTTCTGCGTATTTCAAGGAGTTCGACAAGTCGATTCAAGTCGGAACTGTACCTTCGGTCAAGTTCGGCTATCTTTACCTTCTCATTGAGATTCGCTATGTCGGCAAGGGCATCAGCCTCATCCTTGTAGTATCGTATCAATTCGGGATAGACCGCAAGAATCTTTTTAATCGCGTTGATTCTCTCGTTATATGATTTCTCGGTATTCCTTGCGACCTCAAGGCTCTCGGATACCTTCTTCTTGTTTTCTTCAAGTTGTTTGTTCTGCTCGTCAAGGTATGCGTTGAAATTCTTGATGCCCTGCGTTCCGTCATCTAATGACTTGGCGTATCGCAATAGTGTGACGATGAGTGCGGAGGCTCCTACCGCGAGAGCCACATAAGGATTCTTTAATCCCCCAAGTAGTTTCTGCGCTAAAGCATAAGCCTTCGTCTTCTTTGTCAGCATAGCGATTGTTCCTGCGAGAGCCTTTGATGTGGCAATATGCCCCAAATGGGCTTGGATTGTAGCCCTTTCAACCAAATTGACAACCAATAAGGCTGCCTTGTATGTTCCGTAGGTTATGATAAGGTCAGCGAGGATATGCCCTACCTTCTCGTAATTCTCTGCAAGGCTTAGGATTGCATCCACCGCACCGTTCAGCAGACCACTGTTCTTGTTTCCGATTTCGGAGAACATAATCTGGAACGCATCGGTGAGGTTGCTTATCTTTCCACCCAAGGTTTCGGCAAGAACCTCCTGCATCTCGTAGAACTTGCCGCCCTCGCTCGTCATATCCTTGAAAGCCTTCTCCACCATCTCAAAGGAAATCTGCCTCGTGGAGATTCTATCGAACACCTGCGCTGCGGAGATGGCATTACCCTCAAGTTCCTTTATCTGCTTCTGCAACTCGGCAATAATCGGTATGCCCGCTTCAGTCAGTTGTCGGACTTCAGTACCGCGAAGGAAAGCCGCAGACCTAATCTGTCCGTATGCAAGCACAAGTCTGTCCATCCCGACACCCAATCCTGCGGAAACATCGGCAAGCATCTTGGTCGTGTCGTAGAGTTCGTTCATCGGAATAGAGTACGCACTCAACTGCTTCGCATAGGTCGTGAGTTCCTTGAAATTGAAAGGCGACTTGACCGCGAGCTGCTTAATCTGCTCGTAGATAGCATCCGCACCCTCGGTGTCCTGCAAGATGGCTTCAAGGGCTATCTTCTGCTTCTCAAATTCTGCGGTGATGCGGACAATGTTCGTGATGAGTTTCTCCGCACCCCAGATGGAAAGATACGAGCCTGCGAGGGTTGCCGCCTCACGCAGAAGTTTATTGTGCCTTTCCTGCTGCCGATTCGACCCCTGCTTCGCTTTTGCCACCCTTTCCTCCGCAGCGACACGCCTCTGCGCTGACACCGCCTCCTTGTCCGCATTTATCCTGCGGTTGGTCTCAAGGTTGTCAATCCTCTTGAGGGTAAGGTATTCCTGCTGCGAGAGGTTGCCCTGCGCCTTCTTCACGGTGAGGTACTGCGAAAGGGACTGGTTCAGTTTCTTCGTCTCCTTGTTTGCCTTCGCAACCTTCTCGTTGAGATCCTTGTCGTCAAGAATCAACTTGAAATCAAGTTCCTCTATTGTCTTTTTTGCCATAGTGTTCTTTGTAAAAATCTGCTGAGGCTAATCTGCCGCCCCAGCGAAAACCTCTTCAGTCGTGTAGCCGTCCTTCCTTCTCCGTTCCGCCGCCCTTCGGTTGGCCTCCTCCTGCAAACGGATGGCTTCTTCGTCGACTACCACCTTCTCGCCCTTCTTCTTCGAGAAAAGCGTGTGAGGAAGGTCGCCCTGCATTATCTCTATCTGCGGAACGGTCAGCACGCATCGGTATCCCCAACTCCTCACTCCCCATCTCCACCGCCCGTACTGCGGGAACTTCTCTACGAAAGCCGACTCGCTGCCGAGAGCAGTTCGGCTCGGTACTGCTCGGCTTCCTTGCCCGTCATCCTCATCCAGTCCGTCCTCATATCCGTCGAGAACGCCATAACCTTCCAATGCGCCGTGAGAGGAAGTTTTTTTTTACCTTCCTCAATAATCGGAAGCATCTGACCGTCCGTGTAACCCCTCAAATAAGCCCATACTCGCCACATAATCGGGTAGATGAACTTTATCTTGAAGAAGCCGTTAAGAACTATCAGACAAGCCTCCTTGACCGCGAAATACGGCTCCACGCAAAGGGACTTCACCACATCCTCACCACTGCCCGCCTGCGCGATGTCCCTCTCGAGCCATATCTTCGTAATACATTCGATGGTGTAGGGATGAAGCGCACCAACCCTCACCTTCCTTCTCGTGCCAATGATTGCAACTGTCGCGGGAATGTTATGCTCAATCGCATATTCCTCTATTCGTGTGCTTAAATTAGGCTGATTCATATTCCTTGAATGAAAAAGGGCGGGGGCTTAACACCCTCGCCCCTGATGGATATTGGTAAGTCCCGATTAGTCCCCGCTTGATGGGGTGACCTTTGACAGAACCGCGAAGTTGCCCTCGCCTGCCTTGAGGTTCGCAAGGATGACTCCGTTGAATCTCAAATAGGCAGGGTTGTCGGTATCGTCGTTCTGCGGAGGATTGACGGTCACGCGGACTCTCGCAAAGAGTGCAGAGGTCTTCTTTGATGCGCTCTCAACGAAAACGGAGCAGTAGACCTCCTTGCGGTCGAGGTAGCCCTTGCCAGCATAGGTGGTGCTTCCGTCCTGACCCTTGACGCCAGTGACGGATGCTCCGGCATTGTAGAAGAAGTCGAGAAGGGCGGTCGCCTGCGAAGGAATGTTGGCTACCATTGTGTAGTCGCCCTCGGTGTAGGTGCTGTCCACGATCTCGTCCATCTGGTCAATCTGGAGGTCGGTCTTGGTCGGGTCGGTCGGCTGAAGCTGGAAGGAGTTCTTGACCGAGAAAATCTGGTTCGCTGCGGTGAAGTCCAATGACGAAAGAGTCACCTGACCATTGGCAGGGCAGGCAAGCAGGGAAATGGAGGCGTTACCCTTCATCATATCCGCAAGCATTGCCTTGGTGAGTGTTGCTGTGTTTGGCATATTGCTATGAAAGTTTTATTGTTACTTGAAAAAGAATCATCCTTGCGTGGAATCCGTAGTCATCGGGTGCGTCACCTATGATGTCGGGAGTGTCGCCCACCTCGAAACTCATAACCTTGTCCTGACCGTCCACGACATCCGCCCACATCGGAACGGATGCCATAACCCTGTCCTGGAGGATGGAGAGTTTCTTCGCGTTCTTGAACCCTGCGGCATCCTTCGAGAACAAGGTCACATTGACCGTGCAGTCCCCGTAGGCTTTCATATCCTCAAGGGTTCCCTGCAAGGATGCCACGACAAAATCCTGAACCGTAGGGGAAAGGCTCTTTGGGCGGTTGGAGAATACATTCGACGATACACCGCCCGTTATGAGCATAGCGCGGAAAGCCTCCTCTATAAGACTTGCCGAAAATGCGTTGCGGGATGAAGGGACATAGGACACGGCATCCATAGCCGCGCTCTTGTCAACCCCGTCCAATGTGTAGACTGCATTCATAATCCAAATACCTTTTCTGCCTTTGATGCCGCCTTGCCGAAGGAGGATTTCAGCACAGCCTCCTCCCATCCCTCGTCAAGACCGACTATCTCCATACTCGATTTCACGATGCCCGTCACACCCTTCGAGGATGCGAGGTCTTCGCGCAGTGACCTCTCCGCAGCACGGGTGAGGTCAACCTTCCCCTTGACTGCATCGAGCGCAACCGCAGAGCCGTGGTCGGCAACCCCGTATGCGAAGTCGCCACCGACAGTGAGGTGCAGTTCGTGCCTGGCTTTCCTATGGAGATCGAGTGCGTAGTCGTAACCCGCCTTCGTACCCTCCTTCACGGCTGAAACGCCCGTTCTCCGAGTCCTCTCGGAAAGGGAGGAGAAAGCCTTGTCGATGCGGTGTATGTTGCGAGAATAGCCCATCAGTTCCTTATTTCGTCAAACCAGATGTTCGTACCGAGGTTGAAGGTGGTCTTCTTCACCACCCTGCCGCGATAGGTGCGCTCGTAGTCCGTCAGCACCAACTCGTCACCCGCGAGGATTTCGGTCAGCACTATCGGACACGCAATCTTGAAGTCCGCGACAATCACATCCCCCGATGTCTGCGCGTTACGCGATGAGGTCCTGTAACCGAAAGCCACCGACTGCGCGGTGTAGGTCACAAAGCCCCCGCCAGCGTTCAGCACGGGTTCGGAGTCGCGCATCTCGGCAAGTGTCAGGGTCACGGTCTCATATACCGCGTCGCCATTTGAATCGACAACGGGCATACCCCCTATGACCTGCGGACGCTTGACCGTCAGCGTGTGCGGAAACCTCGGATTGAACATCACTTGTATAGGTGCTTGATTGTTACATTACCCCGTGCGGTGTCAGCCTTGTCGGAGTCCCACTTGAGATATAGCCGAAGGGCGGCGGCACGAAGTCCCGCCCTGTCGACCACATTCTTGTTGGATTTCTGATGCTGCCATCCACCGTCCGAGATGTATTCTCCCGATGAAGAGGATGAAGAAGCGGCAAGCCACATATAAAGGTCTGCAAGACACAAGTCCCTCTGCCTCTCCGTAGCGGCTGAAACCGCAGTCCCCGCAGCCACGGAGTTGTTGAAAAGGATTGCGCTCAAGGTTGCCTCCGGGACATTGAAATCAACCATCCCGGAAAGCCACTGCTCTATCGTGTAAGTGCCTGCCATATCCCCGTCACTCTAATTAGGATGCTGCGTATGGATGGATGTACCACATATACTGCGGCTTGTCAGGGACGACAAGGGATGTCATCTCGGTCTCGAAGGACTGACACTTCTTACTGAAGTCGACATCCACGGTCACCATAAGGCGACCACCGTAGAATGTACCGTAAGTACCACCGAAGGAGATAGGCTCGACGGTGAGGATTTCTCCGAGGCTTCCGTCAGGAACGAAGACGAGTACATTGTCCTCGAATGCACGGAAGGTAGGACGGACAAGTTTCTTGAAGTCGTTGTCCCACTTCTCGACTGATACGATGGAGTCGATTGTCTTGATAGGCGCACCGATGATTCTGCCGAGGGAGGCAATCTTGGTCTCGAAGTCGAGAAGGTTGATGTTGCCTGCGGCTACCTCTGCGCTTGCGAGAGGGAATGCAGCCATTGCAAGGGCTGCAACAATCTTCGGATGGGTGACGATCTGCTCGGCATAAGCCTCGTCAATCTCGAAATGACCGCGAACACCCTTGTCCTTTGCCTTGCGGACGATTGCCTTGAGGTCTCCGATAGGGTCGCAGTTTGCGCCAGGAGTGCCGTAGACACCATCACTTACTGCGGTGTACCAACGCTTGTTTCCTGAAAGCGGAATGATGTTGGCGGCAGGGATGTGTGCTGCGAAGGTCTGGTTGACGATACCGTTAGGGTTGTTGGTGTCGGTGAGGGTGAACTTGCCCTTTGACACAATCTGGTGACGCTGATAGGTCAGCGAGTTGGTGTGACCGCCGATGAGCTTGTCGAGGGTTACGAAAAGGTGGTTCTTCGCTGAATCGAGAACGCGGTCTCCGTTGGCTCCGAATCTCTGCTCAAGGATGCGCTGCTTGCGAACCTTGTCCTCGTTGAAATACTCCACGAGCTTCATACGAGGAATCTTGCCTGTTCCGAGCTGGAAGCCCTCGCCTCCGAGCGGGATTGCAGGGGAATCAAGGCCTACATACTGCGCCATCACATTCAGTCCTACCTCCTTCTGCAACTGCTCGTATGTGAAGTCGAGCTGCATATCAGGGGCAAATTTGAATCCTGGGATGTCGAGGTTGTTGTACTTCTGCGCCATCACCTCGTCGAGATAGCCCTGAAGTCTGCGAGCGTCGCTGCCACCGAGGGCGCGACCCAAGAGGTCGTAAATGTCAAGTGTATAAGTGTTCATACTGTTTCCTCCTTTTGATTAGTAGTTAACCTGAAGAACGTGCGGAACAGCCTCTGCCATAAGACCCTTGACCGCTGCGGCAGGGGTACGGTTGATGAGGATGCCCTCTGCGTGGAACTTGACGACTGCGCCTGATGCGCCAGCCATCTCGTCGGTAACATCAATGTCACCGAGGCAGATGTCGTTGAAGAGGTAGCCGTTAGGAATAACTGCGAGGCTCTTGCCTGAACCTGCTGCGGTTGCGGCAGAGAATGCGATAATGTCGCCCTGGCTGATTGAATCGAGCGCGCCGTGATCTACGGCTACATCCCAAGTACCTGCGGTAGAACCTGCGGCAACTGAAACGACTGCGCCAGCCTTGCCAGTTGCGGCGAAGGTTGCACCTACCTTCTGGATGAAGTCTCCGACGGCAGGAAGGATGGTCTGCTTGCCCGCACCGTATGCCTTGATGGTGATGGTGTCGTTAGGGGTGGTGGAGCCGTCCCCTGCGGAGAATGCGGTCACTACGAAACCGATGAAGATTTTGAGTTTCTTACCGTCGAGCTGGACAGGAGTACCTGCTGCGTAGAGTGCGCCAGGGAGAAGGAAGTCCCCGTCAAGGGAACCGCCTACCGGGACGGCACGAACCTTTCCAAGCCAAACGGGAACGGAAGGATTGTCATAAGCCTTTGATGACTTTCCGAATGCGTTGAATGAACTTGTCATTGTCTTTTGAAATTTTGGTTAATGGTCTATTTCTGCTCCTGCGGAAGTTTCCCTTCCCTGCGGAGCCTTTCCACCTCCGATGCCCAGTCGCCTTTCGCGTATTCCCTCGGGGTCTGGCTTCCCAATGGCGGTACTGCCCCGTCCCCGTAGGCGGCTTTGAAGTTCTCGTCATACTTGCCCTTGTAGGTGTCAAGCAGCCTCTCTGCGGTGTCGCCCTCTCCGATTTCAACCCCCGCGAGGGTGGTCTTGCGGATGAAGTCGTTGTTGCATCCCCTGCCCTTCAGCAGATTGTCCAAAGAGGTCAGGACTGCATCCCGCTTCGCCTTTCCTTCGGCTTCCCTGATTCTGTCCTCGTACTCCTTCTGCTTCCTCTCCAACTCGGCAATCTTGTCTGCGAGCGGATCGTCCGCGTTCGGGGTCTTTGGCTCGGTGGTGGTTGGATGGTTGGCCTTGTACTCCTCAAGGTCTCTCTCGGCTTTCATCTTCGCGGAACGCAGTCCGTCCGATTCGCCCTGAAAGACTCGCAGGAGTCCCTTCACGTCGTCCCCCTTGATAGCGGTTACGATTTCGCTCTCATCCGTGATGGTTTTTTCCAAGAATGCGGCAACCCCATCGAAAGCCTTGTCGCTCAACCCAAGTTTCGCATACTCTGTTTTGAGCGCATTTGCGATTTTCTCTTTCATAAAAGCATATAAAAATGCCCGACAGCAGGGCAGGACTATCCTACCTTGTCATCGGGCGTGTTGTGGTCTCTACGGACTCTTAAATGCCTCTAACGGACTCTTAAATGGTCTCCTTTATGTTCTCTATGGCAACCTCGCTGACCTTTCCGCAAGCCTTACACTTGACGGAGTATCGGAGTTTGCCCTCAAGCGAAAGGATACGCACGGGGAGCGGCTTCCCGCAGCACGGGCAGATTATCTTCTCGTATGTATCCTTTTCACTCATTTGTGGCAAAGTTGAAACAAAGGCTCAACTTTTGAAAAAAAATGTTGCACTTTTTTTATTTCTTGATTTTGAGTGTTATCCTCCCGTCCTTCTCCTTGATGTAAGGTGCGATTTCGTTGGAGAGTTTGAGTACCTTCGAGTTGGCTCGGTTGTCCTTCGGAAGCGACTCGGAAAGGGTGATGTACTCTTTCCTGAAGATGGAGATTCCCGTTGCGATTACGATTACCGCAGCGAATACCGCTGCTACGATGGACTCAACCGTCGGATTAGCGATTGACACGAGGACTTCGAGGACTAATGCCAAGAGTCCGAATACGAATGCTGTAATTTTCTCAATCATAATTTAGTGTGTATTAAAGTGGAATATTCCATATCCAAGCAATCAGCAGTGTACCCGTGATTGCTCCTACAACATAGCCGAAAAGGTCTGCGAGCAAGTCCCATTTGATGTCCTCAATCTTGCTTGCGTACCTCTCTGGGTTGTATTCGGGGTAGTTCTTCTTGAACTTGCGCCAGTCGTAGATTTCCTTTCCGATGGAGAGGATAACGGGCAGGGTAAGTGCCACTGCGAGTCCCCACGGGAAGGTCTTTGTGACTTTGACTGCGACAAGACCGATGAAGGTCAGCAGGAAGTTCACTGCGAAGTGAAGGAGTTTGTCTTTGTGTTTCATTTTTAATTGTTTATATTTGTGCTATGAATACATTTGAAATTCTCAAGTCTGGGTTTGAAGAATATTCAAGCAGCCACCCGTCCCCCACTCCCGTAGGATGCGAGATTGACCGCACTCCACTTTTCGTTCCTTCAGCAGAAGAAATAATGAAGAAGGAGCAGGAAGAATGGGATAATGCTCTCCGTAATTCGGAACACTTATGGCTTTCTTGCCCATCTTGCGACCCTTTTGCTGTATCTTTAAGGCGTCTCATTATTGCCCTCACAGCTCTTTAAATGTTGCGACCATCACCGCCCCGTGCTTGATGACGAGGCGGATACGGTCTGATTCATAGGTTTCAATCCTCGATGACATACTTGCTGACATCAATGTCCTCTGGTCTCGGAGGCTCAAGCCCCTCGTTCTCGTAACGCTGGATGGTGTAGCGGATGACATCGTTCTGCATCTGCTCGGTGGTAGGTCTTGAGAAGTAGGAGTGCTTCGACCAAGTGCCGAGGCTTTTGTCCTCCCTTCCTTCCTCGTCCTTGTAGTACACGAGGTCGAAGTTGATGTCGTACCTCGTTTCCGTGAGTTTCCTCACTGGCTGATAGTCAGCCGTTCTTCCGAATTGTCTAATCATATCCTTAATTGGTTTATTCTTGGTTCTTAATGAAACTTTTACCTTCGGCTCAATGATATAGATATAGTCATACCACGACTTGTCCAGTCCATTGAGTATTTTCTTTCTCAAGTTATAGGTGTTATGCTGACGGAAAAATCCGAGATAACTATTGATTCTCTGCGTGAGGGTTTCAGCATAAGAAGCCTGCTTCTCCAAACAAAGGAGTCCGTCAGATAACCGCGCATGGGTATTGATGTCGATTATTCTCAAGTCCGCACATATACGCAGGTTGGTCTTAATGACCAGCAGAGACCTCAGAAGTTCATCAATAAAGGCAACCCTCCTGCCTTTGTCCCCATAACTCGCGTTGGCTCTCAAAATGGTCGGAGGGAGCGATAGCGCCTCCTTGTATATGAAAGAGCCAATAAGGTTTTTGTGCATATTCGCAATGTTGGAATACGCCCTGATGTAGTCCTCTACCCAAAGAACGGCAGCACGATAGAGAGGAAGTGATTCAGTCATCATCTTGAGGATGTCAAAATAAAGCGTTATAAAGTGAAAAAGTGGTAAAGTACCGAAGGACTATAAAAGCGCGACAACGACAACAGAGATGGTGGCGTCCTTATCGCGGTAGCTGATACCTGAGGCGTTATAACTCCACGCACGGGCGGCATTGTACTGGGAGGATGTCCGGAATGTGCCGAAGGTGATGAGCGTCTGCCCGAGTGCCGCACGGCAGGCGTTTATTTCCGTGATATTGTTATAGATAACATCCCACTGTCCCGCTGCCGGAATGAACGGAGTTGCACCGTTGGCAAAGGTCAAGGCTCGCGCTGCGGTGAAGGCAGGCGCATCCGCGATTGTCCCAGCCTGAACTGCGGCAAGCACCGCCTCGGTGTTCTCATATCCTGCGAGGTCGAGTTTGGCGGGGGCGCCGTTACCGTTGATGAAACACCCTGGAACAACAACGGAAGTGTTGCTAGACCACTTCTGGTCGGTAAGGATGGTAGGGTGCAGCACAAGTATTCCATCGGAGGTCGCAACATAGGTTCCGATGTCGGTAGGCTTAACCTCAAGGGCTTCCCACTCCTCGCGGGAGTAGTATGTAGTGACACCGTTAACCAGCGCAGCGATACCGATGTCAGTAATCGGATTCGCCATAAGTTTCTCGGTGTGGTTGCTTTCGTCCGTAATCTTGCAGACATTCGGACAGATGAGCGTTCTATTGTTTTTGGCGGCAGTGTACTCCGCCCTTGTCATTTGGATAATGTTCTTGTCCATATCATTAACTGTTTATGATTGACACAATGTCAGTGACCTCCCAATGGGCTGGTGTCCATACCTCAGGATTGGTGATGGCAGTGACGCACCGATAAAGCATACCATCGTGCATACAGAGTTCGTCAAGAGTATAAGGCTTGAGTTTATACTCTGGCGCTATCGCTCTCGAAAGAGCCTTGTACGCATCGAGTTCACAGATGGCGGTAGCCACGGTCTGCTCAAGTCGGTCGATGTAGTCAGCGATGACCTTTCCCTGTGCCGCAGAAAGCACAAGTCCCGTATTTCCGTTAAGGTTGTTCTCGACATCTTTTGCTGTGAGGACTTTTCCGTGGTTGACCATTCCGCTGCGAAGCAGTTTGATAGCCTCGTCAAGTTCGCAGATGGCAGTGGCAGTAACATTCTCCGATACGAGTAAATGTACCAGCCGCTCCTTGATTGCCTCCCCGTTCTCTTCGAGAAACACCGCCTCGGCAAGTGTCTTTGGGTAAGCGAGGGCCTCGCCCTCCTTACCCTGTATGAATTTGTTAGCCATTGTTCTTGATGGTTGTCATTGCGTAGAACTGACCGCTTGTATTGTTGTTTCCCTTGAACTCCATCGTGGTGGTCTCAAGGTATCCGTACTTGCCGTCATACATCGCTGGTATGTAGTGATAGGTGGATTCCCCGATGGTCAGGTCTGCGTCCGAGATTCGTCCGTTGAGATTGTTGCTCACGGCATTTCCCTTGCCAGAGAACCATCCGAAAGGCAGGTTATTCGCACCGACCTTGTTCGCGGCGGAGGTATTTTCATTCACGGCACCGTCAACGGTCATCTTCTTGCCAGTTAGTCCACTGAACTCAAATTCGACTGCGTATTCCTGCTTCAGCACGACTGCGGTACTTATCGGCTGGTAGTTGCTGCCAGAGTACATCGTATGCTTGCTTGACGCAATACCTACACGCGAGCCGTTGCTTGAGCCAGTGTAGTTTCCTCCGAGGTACATCTCCGTATTGGTGTTGTATGCCACATTGGTCTTTACCTTCAGAGGCCATTCAAGCTGATAGAGTCCCGTGTTGATGTAAGCCTTTCCGTCACCGACGAGCCAAGCCCGTCTGCCCGTCTCGACAAGGGAGTGGGCGACAATCTCGTCCTCCGCGAGATACGGGATATACCGAGGTTCCGACACAAGCACTGGAGCAAGGGCTGGCCACTTCGCCATAGCCTTCGCTACCGCAGGGTACTGGATGACGGATGGCACAAGGGAAGGATTCGCCACAAGCAGGGATGCTACGGAAGGATAGTCCGCTACAACTGCGTCAAGCCCCTCGTTAGCCACGATAACGGCTCCGATTTCGGGCGTGGAGGCCAAAGCCGATACAAGTGTAGGGTAAGCCGCCACGGACTCGTCCAAGCCCTCGTTCTCGTCAAGGACATCCTTCGATGCGACATACTGCGGAGCAAGGTCAGGATGGGCAAGGAGTCCGTCAGCAAGCGAAGGGTAGTCCCTTACGAGCGACTTGATGGAAAGACCGAGCAGAGGCCAACGCAGGAGGACGGATGCAAGGGCATCGTCAATGTCACAGATGACATCTCCGCCACCGCCTCCTCCGCCTATCGCAACATACTCCCCGTTCTTCCAGATGTACGGCACATTCCCTTCGAGGTCGACATACCCCCTCTCAGAAGCAGGGGTGATGAGAGTCTCGTGAGTGGAGTCCTCGTAGAAAGCACCCTCGAAGTAGTAGCCGTAAATAATTTCCTTTAGGTTGAGTTTCCCCTTAACCCCTTCCGAAAGGTCTGACTCTGGGATGCCAGAGGATGGCTTTGAGTATTTGGCGAGGTTACTGTCATAGTCCTCCTGAACATACAGTTCCTCAATGCCATCCCCGTACACGGCTGCGTGAAGGCTCTGCCAGGTCTCTCCGTTCCTTGTCCTTGTAAGGTACTTCGCACGGGCGAGGTCGTAGATGGCCTCCAACTCCGCATCGGTGGAGTCCTTGTCTGTTCCGTCGATACCGATGAACTCCGAGAGTCTGTCGGGAGCTTCGTATGCTTTAGTGAAACGCAACTCGGACAAGGCACAAGGCATCATATTGAACCTCTCCACGCCCGTAGGTCTGGTCTGAAGGTCAGCCCTCTCCACGGTCTCGTCTGCAACCCAACGGAAATTCGTCATCTTCGGATTGGCGGAGATGTCCTGAAGCACATAGCCCTGCCCGTCCTCCAAAGGTGGTATAATGGCATAGGTGGTCGTTCCGTCAGTCACGATTATCTGAAGGAGATACCCAAGTGCATCAAGCCCCTCAGTGGAGGCTACATTGTCAAGAATCCCGTCAAGGTCATCGGCAATCGTAGCCATAGACCTGACATTAGAAAGCACGAGGTACGGAAGTTTAGTCAGGGCTATACTCTTGTCCCCTGCTCCCGTCCACTGCCAATCGTTATAGAGGACGTGTGTCGCCATAGAGATGCCATAGCGGTTCTGTCCGTCATTCACCCTGTAAGGCAGTTGTGCAATCTTGCTATCGTTCATAGCACCGTCATCGAGACCCGTGATGAACGCCATACCCTCGAAGTCCTTTGTAACCACTATGAACTCCGCAGAGTTGTCGTAGTTGAAGTCGAGACTTCTATACAGTTTCCCGTCCTTCACAAAGGACGAGCAGCCGCCTACGAAAGCACCTCCGTTGCCGACCTCGGCAGGAAGGGAATCGAATGTCACCCTGTAAAGGTAGTCCTCCAGTCTTTCAAGCGAGGTGTAAGGATGGGAGAGGATTTCGACCTTCTGCCCGAGCCTTTCCCACGAATAGACACCGCCATCCTCGGTGGTGACATATTCCTCATAGACATCCTTCGCTTTCGTGCCCGTCCTTACGAGGTAGATTTTCCCGATGGTCGATGCGCTCGCAGCGAGAGTACCCGTGATGGTTGTCGCACCGTCCTTCCACGATACGCCTTCGGGGGTGGTCTCTGCGGAGACGGACTTGATAAACTCTATGGATGACCCGCCACCACCCTCGGTGGGACGGAGCCTTGTGATGGCTATCCCGTTCTTGATTGTCGTTCCCATAGGCTACCAACGGAGATAGATGGTTTCATCGGTGCAACCCTTCATAAAGAAGATGGTTCCCGCGATGTTGTCATAGACGAGATGCTGCGTGTTCGCAGGGATGGGGTCGGAGCAGGCTTTCCATCCGGCAGGACAGTCCTGACCTGCTGGGAGGTTCGCCCACTGTTTCTTCCCTTCATCTGCGGAAGGGCATTCGATTGATGAGTAGAGCGTATAGCCCGAAAGAGTCTCGGCTATACCGAAGGAGTGCTTGTCAACTTGAAAGCAATCTCCAGAACTAACATAAAGTCTTTCCCTTGACATAATTCAAGTGTTTGATATTTAATGCAAAGGAAAGGTGCGGGTATGTGATTTGAAAAAAAATGTTGCACTTTGTTGTTACGGAAGGAATTGCTATCTTTGTGGCACTAAAATTACTCCATTCTTGGAGATCATAACTTTTAGTTTAATTGGTTGATACGGGTGTGTCGTGAGATATGCCCGTATCTTTTATGAAAAAAGGGCGGTGGTTAGCCGTCCCTCTTATAACTATTCCTCCTTGCTCAATGCTTTCGCGGTTACATTTGCCCTGATTATCGGTTGTCCATTAGCAACTTCCAGCCAGGTTGATATTTCCACCTCGCGGAATATCCGCCAACGACCATCTTCCGTTTTTGCGAGCGCGGGTCGTTTGAGTTCATAGAAGTCGGGGAAAATATCCGTAGGCTCCTTGCCTGTAAGAAACCGCAAAAAGCCGGCCATCATATTTCCCTCCACTCCGATATAATCATCGTCTTTGTAATATACCAAAGCGGCGTTGCCATAGGGTAATATGTACTTTGCTTCCTCTGCGATGCTGCTAAAAGTGTATTCGTGCTGTTTTGCCATAACTATTCCTCCTTTGCCTCTGTTAAAGCATTATACAACCCGACTATTTCTTTCAAAACCCAATTCGGCTCGTGTCGCAGCAATTCCTTTGTTTTATCCGAAACGCAAGATGCCTCGCGCCAATAATCATAAAAACAAGTGTCGGGTGTGACTTCGGTATTCACATCGGGGTCAAATCTCTGCACGGAAATACCGCCTATCAACTCCTTATGTACCAAATACACTCCTTTAACTTTCGGCAACCCCTCTTTGGAGATACTGTGCCATTGTAAGTTAGTTATCTGCTTTTCCATATCCCATATATCTTCTTCCGTTTCTTTTCGCGCAGTCGTGGCGCAGGGTTTTGTAAGTGGTCTTGCGAGGCTTGGCAACCTTGAATCCCATAAGTTTCAGCATCTGTCTATGGAGTTTCCTATTGTAGAACATCGGCTTAAAAGTGATAGTAATCTCCCCCGTTGCGTTTATGCTCTCTGGGGGCGGTAATTCTTCCACAATGGATATTGATGCCTTCGCAACCCCGTTGATTTCTTTCCAATCCCCACCCTCGCAGGGACGGATAAATAGTTTTGAGTAGGACTTTCCCCTATTGAGGCTATACCCTCCGCAGTTTTGCATTATTTCTTTCGGTGGCATACTCATTTCTGTTTCTTTCTAATCCATTCCCGTTTGTCATTCAGGTCGCATCCCGCAACCTCGTTGCACAGTGCATCGCAGAGTTCGTTCCATTCGTTGCCGCTATGTCCCCTTACCCATTCAAATTCGACATTCCGTAACCTCGGACGGACTTTCTTGTCCCAGCACTCGAAGATGTCCGTGTTCTTCCTCTGCGACCACTTCCCTGACAATGTGTATAACGCATACTGACTGTCACTGCGTACCAATACCGATGAGCCTTCGGGGACATTGTAGCACCCCGCGAGAATTGCCTTCAGTTCGGCTCGGTTGTTCGTTTCGTGTTCGATTCGGTGCGCCCCCTTCTTGATAATCTCGTCACCCTGAAGAATGACATAGGCAAAAGCACCAATGTCCCTGCACATCGAATATCCTCCGTCGGTGTAAATCACAAAGTCGTACATACCTGAAACAAAACTTCCGCACCTCGCTACAACCATAAAGGTCGGGGAGAAAGCAAGATGCGAAAGTGTGTGTAAGTGTCCTCCTACCTCCCAATAGGAACTTCCCAAAGGTAAACTTACTTTCCCTTTTGTGCAACTATTTTTTCCAAATGTTTCACAATTTCCCAATTTTTGCACCAAATGAGAACGCAAGTAGATGAAACACCTTTCCTTGACCCCGTGTTCCTCGCAATGGGGCAGAAAGTCTATACCTATGACTACATAGAGCAACTCCGCGAGGAGAACCTTCAAAAGAAAGTCACGGGGAAACGCTCGTACAACCTCGTACCGCAGAAAGGCTTTCAGGAGAAAGTCCTTCTGTCGGATGCCGACATACTTGTCTGTGGAGGCAAGAGAGGTGGCGGAAAAGCGATAAGCATTGATAGTCAAATAGTTACCCCATTCGGAATGAGACGGTATGGGGACCTGAAAGTGGGCGACATAGTTACCGACCCCGTGACGGGCGGGATGGAAAAAGTGTTGCAGATTTATGAGCATCCGCAGAAAGACCTCTATGAAATAACCTTCGATGATGGCACAACTTGCGAATGTTGCGAGGAACATCTATGGAAAGTCCGCAGAACGGGATACACCCACAAGCGAAGGAATCTCTACGGACTCGGAGTGGAGAACGATTACCGCATCTGGACTTTCGGGATGATGAAGAAATGGCTTGATGAGCAGAGTGAGAAAGGGATACACTGCAACAATAATGACAAGGGACATAGCAAGAACCACCTCGTCATTCCGCTTACCGCACCCGTAAGATTCACGGTTAATGGCAGGAATCGCAAGGCTCCCGACATCGACCCTTATGTAATAGGTGCATTGATAGGGGACGGATGTATGACCAATGAGAAAGGAAGCGTATGCCTTGCATCCGCAGATGAAGAAATAGTCCAGCAATTCGTTAACGCGGGGTTGGATATGTCGCATATAAGCAGACACGGCAATAGCAAAGCATTAAGTTACAGGGTTCTCAACTCGCAGATTGTGCCAATACTAAAGAGCCTCAAACTTCTCGGCAAGGGTAGCGCAGACAAGTTCATCCCATTCTGCTACAAGTTCGGCACATTGGAAATGAGGTATTCCATCGTGCAGGGACTTATGGACACTGACGGATATTGCGACAAGAGAGGGCATCTTTCATATACCACCGTCAGCAAGCAACTCGCGGAGGACTTCCTTTTCGTTGTCCGTTCCCTCGGATGCTGGGCGAAACTCTCCGTTGACACCAATACGGGATACAAGGACAAGGACGGGAACTTTGTAAAGTGCAAGGATGCCTGCACCGTTTTCTTCAAGGCGAAGAATCCGCAGGACTTCTTCAGGCTCACGCGGAAGAAGGAAAGATGCGCTTCCTTCAACGGGGGTGTATCCGAGGTTGCAAAACGAATAATCAGTTATAGATACATCGGAAAGAAAGATGCCCGATGCATCACGGTGGATAGTCCCAACGCCCTTTATGCTATACAAGATTTCATCGTCACTCATAATACTTGGACTGCCCTTTATAAAGCACTGTACAACATCTATAATCCAGATGTCTATTGTTACGCTTTCAGAAGGCTGGAGGACGACATCAAGCGAGGCCCGTGGAAAGCCTGCAAGCCTGTCTACCGAGGATTCGGCACATCATTCAAGGAAACATCATACGAGGTCACCTTCCTTCAGGGAAAGGGATGCTCCGTCAAGATGGAACACCTCGCAGACCTCGGCAAAGTGTCAGACCGACTCCGTGGCGCGGAACTCGCCTACGCGATGCTCGAAGAGGTAACGGAGCATACACGCGAGAATGTCGACATCATATGGGACATCGCATCCGTGAACCGTAACACCGCAGGAATACACTCCCAATTGCTCTGTACCTGCAACCCCGTGGGATGGTCAAACAAACTCCGAAAACTCCTCGAATGGTACATCGACCCCGAAACCGATACCGTCATACCCGAAAGGGACGGGAAAATCCGCTATATGTTCAACTACGGAAGCGACATCACCGAAATCGCGTGGGGGGATTCCTGGGAGGAGGTCTACGACAACCCGAAGGCGCACGAGAAGATTGATGTCCTGCTGATGGGAAGCGACCTCACACCGAAAGACCTCATCCTCACACTTCAGTTCATCGAGGGAGATTTCTCCGAGAACAAGATTCTCCAGGTCGCGGATAAGAGATATGTGGCGAAGCTCGCAACGAAGGGAGGCGCGAATGTCGTCAACGATATGCGCGGTATATGGCGCGATGTGGATTCGGGGACTTCGCTCCTCTCCCTTGACGATATGCGTGCCGCATTCAACAATGTCGAGCAGAGGGACGGGGTTATGAGGGCTTCTGCCGATGTCGCCCTTTCGGGGGACTTCTTCGTCATCTATGCGCTCGACGGACACCACGTCTGCGACATAGAGGCGTGGAGGGGCGTGTTCTCCGACGAGGTGGTGACATTCGTGCGGAACTTCCTCAAGCGCAACGGAGTCCGCGAGGAGAATTTCACATACGATAGCAACGGACTCGGACTCTGGCTCAAGGGATATTTCCGAAGGGCGCAGACATTCAACAACAAGGCGGCTCCGTCCGACACGCGCCTTTGGAACAACCTCAAATCCGAGTGCGCGGAGAAATTCGTCAAGGACATCAAGGATGGAAAGTTCTCATTCGCCCCGGAGGTGCTGATGCGGAAGTTCACGGACTCGAAAAAGCAGGTGTTCACCGTACAGGAACGACTTGAGAACGAAAGGCTCGCAATCAAGAGAAAGGACGATGTGGCGAGGTTTGAGATAATACAGAAACCGCAGATGAAGGAGGAAATCGGACACAGCCCTGACTTCATCGAAGGCTTGTTTATGGTGGAGCAGTTGTATTCCAACACGAAAACCTGCGCGAGAAAGGGATTCGGTGCGTGGGGAGGCAGGAACTGGTAATTCTTTTTGCAAAGAGATATGAACACATTGAACATTCAGACAATCAGCCCGAAGGACATCCTTCGGAAAGAGGCTTTCAGGAGGGCAATCCCTTCCGAAAGGCTCGCCATCGCGGGGACGAATACGAGGGTAGGCGATGCCAACGCCCTCCACGACCCCGACTACGACCCGATTATGTACGAGATTCTCACGCAGTCGGACTTCCTCCGCGAGTACGATGTGAACTCGCACAAGATTAACTCTATGCGCTACTACCCCAACCCTATCGCAAAGGATGACGAGGGCAAGTATTACGCGAAGGTCAAGACACGGGTGGCTGTCGCATACCAGCGCAGAATCCACACCAAGCGCACCACCGCGCTGACGGGCAACAATGCCAACATACGCCTTATAGAAGGCTCGCAGGAAAGCCTTGAGACCTTCCGCAAGGGATGGGAACTCAAGAATATGGAAACCGCCATTCACGGGGAGATTTCCGCAGACGGAAAGGTCGGGGATGCCGCAGTATGCCACTATATCAGCAACGGCAAGTACGGATGGAGGCTCTTTTCATACGAGACGGGAGACACCCTCTATCCTCTCTACGACCCTATGACGGGAAAACTCGCGGTGTTCGGAAGGAGGTATGTCGTCACGGACGAGGAGGGCAAGCCTACCGTCTACCTCGATGTGTGGGACGAGAGGTACTATATCCGCTACCGCCAGCCACGCGAGGATGAGAAACCCGTTGCGATAGACGGATGGGTGATAGACTCCCCTATGGAACGCCACGGATTCCCGTTCCTCCCTATCTCCTATGACCGCTACGGGGAGCCGTTCTGGGCTGCATCCCAAAGGGGCATCGAAGGGCAGGAAAACGCACTCTCGCAACTCGCGGAGAACAATATGGCGTATGCCCTCCGCATCCTCTACTCCTTCGGTGAGGAGATGGATATGCAGAGTACCGTGGACGGGACACCACTCAGAATCGACTCGCCCGACCCTAACGCCCGTGTCGGATTCCTCGAACCTGCGGACGCATCCAACTCCTTCTCGCTTCAGTTGAAGGAGAACAACAAGAACATCTATGCAGACTCCTTCACCGTGGAGACTCCCGAAATAAAATCCGGCAGCGATATGTCCTCGCTTACGGTCAAGATGCTCTTTGCGGATGCCTACCTCAAGGCACTCGACGATGCGGCTCATTTCCAGCCGTTCATCGACTCTATGGTGGAGTGCTTCCAATACGGCTATTTCCTTGAGATAGGCAGACCTTCCGAAGCCAACACCTTCAAGGTAAAGGCAGAACTGTTCCCTTACATCTTCCAGAGCGAGGCGGAGGCAATCAACGGCATCGTGCAGCTCAAGGGCATCGGTGCGCTTTCCCGTCAGTCGGCTTCCGAGATGGCATACGAATACGGCTTCGGTGTCGTAGGAGAGGACGGAAGGATAAAGCAGGAGGAACACGATGCGCTCGTCGGAGAGCAGCAGACATCGGAGAGGGATACCAATGTGGTCGCAAATTCTCGTAGGGGATGATAGATGCAACCGTACTTAACCTGATGGCTTCCTCGACCTCGCGGGTACGGGGAAGGGTGTCGGTCACCACTGCAAAGATATTGGCTCTCGCGGAAGTTTACCGAAGGCTCGGCAAGCAGTTCTCATTTGGGGCTGACGGGCAACTTGACGCGAGGGTCAATTCCTTGCTTGTGGAACTCTCGGACGCGGTGATGGAGGATATGGTCTATGCTGCGAGGCAGACACTCCCCGAAGATGAGGACGGTGATACGGTCATCGCTTGGGCGAGGCTCTCCACCAACGCACAGAACACCGTTGACAAGTATTCCTCGCACCTCAAGTACATACTTGAAGGATGGCTTGCGATAGGCTTCGCCAACGGGTTGAGCAACGGGCGGTTGGAGACGATGATTATGACCTATATGGAGAATCCGTACATCACGCCTTTGTGGATGGAGGCTTTCAGGGACGGGATGGAGTACGCCTCGAAGATTATCCGTGAGGGAGGCTACCATTGGGGAAAGGGAACCCCCATCTCGCCCGTGAAGGGTATGAGCATTATGGAGTCAACCTTCATCAATACCGCTTACCAGAAGGGCGTTGTCAACGGCTTTGCCCGAAGGGGTGCGATAGGATATAGGGTGTATCGTGGGAGTTCCTACGATTGCGAGATATGCGATGAGGCCACCATCGGCATCCATCCGATTGATGAGGTCATACTGCCTTTGCACGGACACTGTATGTGCTATGCAGTCCCCGTCTTTGGTGGCGAAGAAAATTTGTAAGAATCCCCTAAAGGGAAGGTATATCTGACTACTCCCACTATTTCAATAAAAAACACCCCGAAAGTATGCTGCCTCACGGCTCGCCTTCGGGGTTTATTATGTATGGCTCTGATTCGATGCAAAGATAGTGATTATTTTTCACTCCTCGCTCAAATACTGCCTGTATAGTTCATCGTGGAGTTTCATCTCCTGCTCCAAGCCTGCATAGATGAGGGTGCTGGCAAGGGGCAAGGACTTAATCCATTCGATAAACTCGTGCCACTCCAACTTGCGGTGGTTGTACCTCTGCTTGATGATGTTTCGCAGGCACTGATAGGAGAAGAAATCAACCTTGCAGATAGGTCTACTGAAGGAAACATTATCGAGTGCCTTTGCGAGTTCCTTGCCGTGCAACTGCTTCCCTTCGGTGTTCATTGTCGAAGCAGAGAAAAGTCTTTCGTGTCCACATCGGTAGGTTTCCAAATCCCACCAGAAATGGATAGGTGCGACGATCTTCGCATAGGCGAGGATTCCCCGTAACGGCTTCGCGTGGGAGTCGCCACGGAGGATGAGTGTCCGCATAAGGTCAAGGTCGTCGGGGCAGAAATCAATCCTCGATTCGGTGTCCACATAGGGAGAGTCGGTTATCTCCCCGTTCTCGTAGTGCCACGCACACCACGCGGTATCTATGGAGCAGTCAATCTCGGACATTGCACCTTTGTTGTAAGGCAGGCGCAGCGCCTTCAATGCGGAAGCGAATCCCGCTATCTCAATCGTTTCTATCTGCATACTAATACTGCTTTACAAATGCCCTTACTTGAATGTCCGACACGCCCTTCTGCCTTTGCAGAAGCCAGATGGCGAGTTTCGCCCTCCAAAGGAAATGGTAGTCGTCATAAATCGTGACCTTCTTGTACCCGTCATTCATAAGGTACGATACCCTATATCCTCTTACAAACATACCTCAACCACCTTTTTAGCCGTTACCTCAAATCCTCTCCTACGGAGTTCGTCAGCAAGAGTCTGGTCTTCCGCTTCGGAGATGCCGTAGATTCTTATGCCGTGTTCCGCAAGGTCACGAACGGAGCATTTTCTTTTCCGCACCTCGTCAAGAAGCTCATCATCGGAGTAGTCTGCGAGTATCTTTTCGGAGAACACCTCAACCTTCGCCTCGCCCGTTTCGGCATCCTCGGTCACTTTCCATTCCTTCCGTGCCTCTTCCTCAATCTTCTTGTAGGTTTCCGCGAGGTCATTCGACTCCTCCTTTACCTGACCTTCCATAACGGTTTTGCCGAGTTCATCCTTGATTTCGATGTCTATCGGCTCGTCATTAGGCAGAAGCATCCAATACTTGTTCGCATTCTTGAAGGACTGACCATCTTCCGATTTGATTGTGCCGTACTGCGACACGACACCTATTACACCCGTCAGCGTATGACGCACCTTATCCCCGACACGGATTGGTACATTGTTGCAATCAAGGAAACCCGTGTCTGCTCCCATCTTCATCTTTCCTGCCATAATATCAAATTGTTTTATCTGCCCGTACTGCCGTATCCACCTTCTCCCCTATCTGTTTCGGAGAGTTCATCCGCCTCCTCAAATTCGATGTCGGGGATAGGCATAATAATCAACTGCCCGATGCGGTCACCGACTTTGTATGCTTCGCACATTCGCTCCCAATCCGCATAGCGTCTTCCATTTTCGTCCGTTGAAAAAAACCATCCATATTGTACCCTTAATTCATCTACATCAAAATCTTCGGAATCGTCATTTAAGGAATTGACATTCTTGAATTTCATTGTAACCTCACCGCGATAATGGCAATCAATCACGCCTACGGAGTTTGTCAGCACTAAATCCTTCTTGGCGTTTGAACTGCGAGGGAAAAGAAACCCTGCGTAGCCTTCGGGGATTTCAAATGCGAGGTCAGTGCCGTAGCAGGCGTTCCCATTACCGTCACACCACCTTCTTGTAGCCACAAGGTCAAAGCCAGCATCAGACGGGTGTGCTTTCTTCGGCATCACAGCCTTCTCGGAGAGCCTCTTAATCCTTACTTTCATCCTTCAGTTCCTCCATAGCCTCGTTGAGTTCCTTCTGCTCGGAGAGGATGGCATCGTCCTCCTCCTTGCCAATATTCTCCTTGATTCCGTACAAGTCCTTGTGGCGGTTCACGCAGTCCACCGAAGCCTTGTTCAAAGCATCGAAGAACTCCGCATCGGGGACGCACGAAAGGGCGTTGAATATCACGGCACAATACCCGTGAAGCCACTCCTCCTTCTTCTCCTTCAAAGCCATCTCAAGGAACTTGCCCTTCGGTACGAGGGTGCTTATCCTATGGCTCACAATGCCGTTCAAATCCGAAACCTTCACGGCTCCGTTCTCCAGATGGAACACGAAGTTCCCGATTCGGGTGTCATTCTTCCCGATTTTCCTTTTCTTACCTATCATACTTGTTCAATAATGTTACGAATTTCTCAAACGGCATATCCACCGCATAGACATAGGACGAACCCATCACGACAACGTGGGTGTAGTCCCTCCCCTTCGTGTCATCCGAGAAGGCGACAATCGCATCCCTGCGGACGAACACATCGTAGTTGTTGCTTCCCGACACTATCGGGAGCCTCATAAACTTGCTTTTTCTTCTAAACCATCTCATATCCTATACAATTTGTAGTACCTATCGTTTCCGCTTCGGGTCATCTCAACACCCGCCTTCTTCAGCTCCCTCGTCACCACACCGAGGCTAGCAAAGTCCGACATAGCACCAGCCACATCCTCGACCCGCACCCTCTCCGCCTTGCCCGTGCCACTCACCGCATATCCCATACCCTCCAAAGCACTCAAGACCTCGCTCTGGCAGACCTTCACATCCTCCGACAACTCCTTCAGCGATGAATCCATAACCTCACTCGTGCTAAACATACCCCTATTCGCAACGAGCCTTCTCGCACCACGCATCATCCAAAGGAAAACACCGCAACTCTCGTTCTCCGAAATCCTCCTCGCAAGGGTTCTGTCCTGCCTCTCCTCCGGCACGGTGACATCGAACCTGAACACAAGCAGCCTTCGGAAGAACGCGGGGGTAGTGTCACGGAAATACGGCATCTCATTCAGGGCAAACACCAGCGGAGGACACTTTATCGTCACGCCGCCCGAATACAGCCTCCATCCCGTCACCTCCTGGCTGCTCGCCAAAGCCTTCAGCGCAGAATCGAAGGACGCGCCCTTCCGCACATCGGGGGCGATATTCAAAACCTTGCCCTCTAACGAGGACACCTGCTTCTCGTTCTGCAACTGGTCGGGACTCAGATTCCCAACAAACGCAGCACCCCCCAGCACATTCCTCACCACATCACAGACAACGCTCTTGCCGTTGGCTCCCGAACCCACGAAAAGAGCCATCTTCTCAACCGAGAGAAGGCTCCTGTCCACAAGGCACATACCGAGGAACTCCTGAAGCACATCCCGCACCCCCGCATCGGGGAGCATCTCCTCAAGAAAGCCCGTCCATATCGGACACGGGGCATCGGGGATGAAGCCATAGCCCACACGGAGCGCGGCAACCGAGTCCGCAGATAAAGCAGCAGTGCTTCCGTCACGCACATCGTACACGCAGTCGCTGAAAGCCACGAGTCCCCTGTCGGATACCAGTTCCCTTCTGCGAAGCTCGCTATACGCGGTGTCACCCATCCTCGACAGATCACTCGCACCGACACCCATATCGCTCAAGGCATTCATCACCGCGTCCTTCAGCACCCCCACGGGACAGTCCACCCACGAGCATCCGTCATAGTACCTCAAGCCACCGTCCACATACCCGATGTACGAGGCGGACAAGACCTCGCGCAGAAGCCTACAAAGCGAATCCTTCCTGTCGGTCGCGCTTCGCACACCGACGATGCGCCTCACATCCTTCACGCGGACGGACAACGCCTCACGAACCAACTCCTCAACCCTCATAGTCCTCGTACCATACATTTAGTCCGTCACGCCTGTCGAAGCGCGAACACTGATAACCCCCGCAGTTGCCGTTAAACCTCCGAAGACCGCAACCCAGGCACGAATCCGTCCAGTGCAACCCCTCGGGACGCACCACACAGCGGAACCTCCCCCCACAAAAGGCTATCACACCTCCCACGGGGACATAGTTCGACGGAAGAAGATTTCTGTTTTCACTTGCCATATCCGAGTGCAATATACACAATCCTACGGTTCTGCAAGCAAAAAGATAAACTTTTGATAAACTTTTGATAAACTAATTTTAGCCGAAGTTTATCTAACTCTGCATTGTAAATCAGTTGGTTAGGGCGAAAGATAAACAAGATAAAGATATTTTACTATTCTTTCTTCTTGAAACATTTCAGCCCTAAAGGATAGAGTGAAAAAGTTTATCTTCTTTATCTTTTGGGGTTAAAGCATTGATAATCAATTCCAAAATTGATAAACTTTTGGAAAAATTATCTTTATCAAAGTTTATCTATCTTTATCTTTTTGTAACAAAAATGTTTCACGAAATGTGCCATACAAGATAGGTTTTATCGTTAAACAATAATTTTAATGTAACAAAAGTGTTTCATAGAATTTTACAAAAAAGGCTCATTTTGGGCAAAAAATGACGGTTTTATGGACAAAATCTATAAAGTCTGCAACAATTAATCGGTTTCATCAATACAAAAGAAAGCAGCCATACAAAAAGTACGACCGCCATCAGAAAGTCAAGTCAGGGACAAGGGGGGGGGTATGTGTCCGAAAAAAAATAAAACAAAAAATTTCGAGGGATGCCCTCGGAGCGGCTGCGCCTCCGGCTTGCCCCCTCCCCGGTCACTTTTCACCCTACCCCGCCACACTTTACATTATAACAATAATGTAAGATTTTCGCCTAACTTATTCATTTATAGATAGTTTTTCTTGATATAGTTTACAATCCTGGCACCGTAACGGCAGATAAAACCTCTGCACTTGACTGGAATCATCCCTTTTTTGCTCATCCTTAAAATCCAGGTGATCGCTCAACATTTTGAGGTAGTCATTTTTTAATTTGTCGTCTGTGATACGATTTGCGGCCCTATTCAGATAATCAATAAACGCGGCTTTGTCTGTGAAATCCGTTTCCAATGGTGCATCCGTGCCGGATTCATTCCTGAATCGTCGCAGTTCGTTAAGGTCTTGATCCCGTTTTTCCTTTTGTGCTTTCACGGCATCAAAATACTCTGCAACCCGTTTCGTGCGTTTCCATTGTGCCGTTAAACTATGTACCCTTTCCGGCTCGTGGTCAGAATGGCAAATGAGAAAAATGTCATCCGCTTTTAATCCGTTGTTAACCCCGAAATAGATTGCAGCCCTTTCAATGTTCGTCAGTTCTTGTATCATATCCGTTTTTTCTTATACCCACGGGCAAAGATAAAAGAATCTGCAACTTTCTTTCAAAAAAGTTGCCCCAAATGTTGTATATATAAAATATTATACCTACCTTTGTTATCAGAAAGTTAAACCAATTAAACACACTACATTATGAGAACTATCCAAGAGATTGCCAACGCTGGCACAATCACCGAAAACGAAATTAGAACCATTTGCCGCCGCCTCAATGCTGGCACTATGAAAGTAAATGAACTTGAACCTATCTGGAATGTTGGCGGCGTTGATGTAACGCCTGAACAGTCCGCAAAGGGTTTTAACTGGCTTATGAACCTTTGGAAAACCCCAACCGGAAAAGAGCGTAAAAACAACCCATACGGATGGCGGGAACAAGATATATTAGAACATTACGACGGCTGCAAATTTTTTGATGTGTACGACTGTGGAAATAGATATTTCCAGCACTGGGCACCTTGCTATGATTGCGGTTTCCAGTACTATGTATCTGGCGGCCAGATTCAGATTATAGGATAACTCAACCCCTTAACCCCGCAATATTGGAACATAGGCCCGTATCGTACACGGGGCGGGGTTCCAATGTTAAACCAATAATCTATAAAGTTATGAACAAGAGAACCTATTACAGCAACGCCTTGAATGAAATCGGAAACCGTTTAGAAAACCGCTTACCAATTTTCGGGTATAACAACTCAATAAAGATTGACGAAGATAACGAGCTTTATCTATTCGATCACGGTGCAACCTATTCGGCTGAAATATGGGACAACTCAACGGGCGAAATTGCCGAAACAGTAGCCGAAGCCCTGGTAATGGGTACGGGAGACTTTGATGATGATATTTATTATTTGATTGATAGGGTTTTTGAAGATTGGGACTAACCAGCCCGAACTAACCAAACGGCAAATATCGGAACTTTGGCGGGATCATACCCCGCTGCCGTTACTCAACCAATTAAATTTATAAGTTATGTTTTTATCCATCTGTTTACTCGGCTTTGTAGCCGTTTGCCTCTTTGCCCTGGTAGTCAACCAGACAAAGGAACTCCACGAACTTTACAAGAATGATGAACTCTAAACCCGGATTAATTATGCCAACTGAAATCACACTTACATTACACATTAACGGAATCGTCAACCCGCTTACAAACGAACACGGGAAAACACGCAATTTGACAAACGGGCGTGCTTGCAATCAGACCCGCGAATCATTCCTGAATCTTATTGCCGACGAAGTGCGAAACGGTGCGAAGATAGGTAGAATCTTCTTTGCATCCCCGGCAGCACGAAAGGACATAGCCCGCATATTGGGAGTATAACCCGAACGATTAACCCGAACGATTATGGACTATTTCGCATACGGCCATCGCGTACCGAACGAAACAATAAACGCGCTATTGTCCGACGGTTTCACCGTTGAGGAACTGACAACCGAACGACTTGAAATAATCTTCTATTACGATTATATGGATAACCAGTAACCCAACCGAACGAATCAACCGAACGAGTTATGATACGGGTCTATTACCACTACGCGAACGGCTGCACCTATGCAGGACACCACTTCAGGAACTTCCCTGACCGAACGAGCGCGAGGAACTGGATAAGGTGGATGAACGAGAACCGCGAGGGGTTCATCCTCGACGAGATTCTTTAGCCAAAACTTGCATATATTAAATTTTATACCTATCTTTGAACAACCCGAACGAACGGGGCGAACGAACCAATTAATCGAACAAGTTATGAAACCACTCAGACAAGCAATCAACGACTACGCAGGAGGGCAGGCGCAGGCTCTGACAAAGCACCTCAAGGCTTCCGGCATATCCTGCTGGAGCGACTGCACCAAAGCCAATTTAGCGGACTTCAGGGACGCATTAACCGAACAAGTGGCTCCTTCATCGGCAAAGACCTATATCGCTGTCCTGAAGGCTATTTTAGCCCGTTACGAGGATGAGGGGATAATCCCCTGCAAGACCTTCCGCGAGGTGCTGAAGGTGAAGAACGACAAGCCCGTCAAGGCTTTCCTCTCCACCGAGGAACTCGAACGGCTGATGCAAGTGCCTACCCGAACGAGCAACGAGATATTCGTCCTCTATTCCTTTCTTGTGGGTGCGTTTACGGGTATGCGAGTATCCGATGCAAGGGCGGTAACGAGTGAGAACATCAACAACGACCAGCTCTCCTATGTGTCCATCAAGACGGGAGTACACGCGACCATACCCGTAGGCGAACGGGTGAAGGGGTACATCGACTACCTGCGGGCGAACGATTCGGATATGACGCTCGTGACCTATAACGACATCATCCGAAGGCTCTGCAAGCGGGCGGGACTTACCGAACGGGTGAAGGTCAGGCACGGAGGCAAGGATGCCGTGAAAGAGAAATGGGAGTGCGTGAGCAGCCACACCGCAAGGATTTCATTCTGCACCAACCTTTCGATATTGGGACTCTCCACTACCGACATATCGAGGATGAGTGGACACAGTAACATTCAGTGTGTCGAGAGGTACATTGCAGCATATTCAGTGAACTTTAATGACAAAGTTATGTCGTACTTTAATCAATAGGAACTATGATGCGACTGATGACAGTGACCGAACGGGCGGAGCTTGCCCGAACGATAAACGAGGACAACCAGAACGAGATAGCCGAACGGCTCCAGGAAGGAAAGATAGTTGACTGCGAGATACGGATGAGCATAGCGGAGTATATCCGCAGGAGGGCGAAGGAGGAAGGGATAACAGTCTATTCCCTCGCTACCGCCATCGGCAAGCCGTCCTGCAACCTCTATGCGTGGATGAGCGGGCGAAGCACCTATCCCCTCTCCGACATCGAAAGGATGCTCTGGATACTTGACGGGAAGGCACTGATAGACGAGGATAACACAAGAATCATAAAGCAATGACGAAGGCCGAACTGCTTGAACTGATTGACGGGTGGTACGACCTCGACGAACTCGTCATATCATCCCCCGGAGGCAAGGCTCTCCGAGTGAACGGCATCGACGAGGACTTGTCCCATAAACTCGGTAAGATTATCCTCACAACCGAGGACATCATCACCGAGGACGGGACGGTGGATAGGTTTGCCGTGACAAAACGCGACACCCCTCTGATTAAGGGCAAGGTGAAGAAGGAACTGACCGCGCAGGCAAGGCGCGAATGGGTGGAGAAGGAGAAGGCGAAGATGGACGAGCAGATGCAGAGGATAAAGAAGGAGGCGAGGAAGGGGAAGCGACCCGTCGGCAGACCTCGAATCCATCCGAAACCAGACCCCGACGCACCAAAAAGACCAGTCGGCAGACCGAGGAAAAATCCACCCCCTTCCGAGTAAAACTTGCCACATTTCTTGCCACTTATCTTACGAAAAACGCCCTCAGAGTAATCTGAAGGGCGTTTCTTGTACCCCCTAGGCGGTGTTTGGGGAATCCTTCAAAATGTGCCATAGAGCGCAGTGTAAGGCACTTACGCATTTTCCGATTTCACGATTTTTTCACTTTTTTCATTGATTTATGAAAAAAACTTGCCACATTTGGCAAGAAAAATCGAGGGTGTACCCCCTGAAGAAACCGCACATAGTATGAACATAAATTTCAATCCCGTCAGCCTTGAGAGAAAGGCATCTTCACTGCGCGTCATCATCACCCATAAGGGGAAGGTTTACAGACGCACCACCGGCCTAATGGTGGACACCAAATCGTGGTCGAAAACAAAGCAGAGGTCGGGCACGGCAAAGACCGATGCGAGGATTAGGGAGATTCGCGCGATCCTTGAAACGACCCTTGACGAGTTCTCCACTGCCGAACAGATTGAGGACGCGCTCGACACCGCTTTGGAGAAGCCGAAAAAGGTCGTGGAGGTAAAGGACGAGGATGTTCCGACCTTCTGGGAATACTTTACCGAATGGAAGGATAGGGAGAGTCCCACGAGGCGGTGCAGGAAGCTCTCGTACAACAATATCGTGAAACTGATGGGAAAGAGGGGTAATTGGGAGGACATAGATAGGGTGTACTACAATAGGCTTGTGAAGAAGATGCAGGATAAGGGGTGGAGCGTGAACTACCAGGGGACGGTGGTAAAGCACTTGAAGACCGTCCTGCACGAAGGGTTCAAGTACGGGTATCATAGTTCTACGGAATGGCAGCATTTCAAGAAGATTCAGGAGGACGTGGACAAGATTTATCTGACTGCGGAGGAGATGGAGAGGATATGGGAGTGGTCGGGTGACGAGGTTATGAAGGGCAAGGCTCGTGATTTGGCTTGGCTGGGATACCTGACTTGCTCCCGGTTCTCGGACTATTCGAGGCTGACGATGGCTTCGATAGGTGCGGACGGGAAAATAAGGTTCTGCCAGAGGAAAACGGCACGGGCGGCTGTATTGCCGTGTTCTCCGAGGGTGCTTGAGATATTGGAAAGGAATGGCGGCAAGGCTCCGAATATCTGCCAGCAGCATTTCAACGAGGAGATAAAGAAGGTGTGCAGGGAGGTCGGGATATGCGACAAGGTGGAGTACAGCGTATCGGTTGGTGCGAGGCACGAGATGCGGACGAAGGAGAAGTGGCAGTTGGTTTCCTCTCATACCTTCAGACGGAGTGCCGCCACGAACTTGTACTTGCAGGGAGTGCCGTTGCGTAGTATTATGCAGTTGACGGGACATTCCACTATTGCGATGCTTGAGAAGTACCTGAAGGTGGGAGGCGAGGAGAACGCGGACAGACTTTCGGATAATCCGTTCTTCAAGTAAAAGGGTGCTGACCATCACGGCAAGCACCCCCGACAAAGTAAAATCACAAGAATTTTAACGAAATCAAATTCAATCGTTACGGCAAATATAGAAACTAAAAATCAACTTTAGAAAGAAAGTTGCTCGCCTATTGGTTAATAGGAGGTGTGCATATCCGTAGATACCACCTTTTCCTTCCCGTTGACTTGTCTATATTGCATATCCTTTCAAGGTAGCCTTTCTTTTTGCAAGCTGCGATATGCTTGGCGAGTGTATTGACACTCATATTCAGTTCAGCC